CTATTTGGTTGGCTTAACAGATTCACCAACGCGTCTATACACCGTTTCCGTTATCTGTTTATCAGTATGTCCAAGTAGTTTACTAGCATCGCCTAAGTCTTTTATTTCGCTTGCTGCTTTTGGACGAATATCTCTAAATTGGAATTTTTTAATGCGTTCGGATAATTCGGGATTTGTTTCTTTTGCGGTTTTTGCTGCTTGCTCACGCGACGATTCAAAGCGAGTGCGCAAAGTATAGGCATTCATTGGCTGACCATTTGGCAATGCAATCGGGCTAAGGCTCAATACTTTCTTATCGCGCCTGCGGATAGCATCAATCGTCTGCCCCAATGCAGAGCGATTGCCAAACTCATCATTTAATAAAATACGCAGGAATTTACCCGTTTTATTTTGCTTAACTGAAATTGCACTGGCATTAATATCGGCCAGACGCATTTTAAGCACATCAGCTGGTCGCTGACCGGTTAAATAGGCAATATCCATCGCGTCTTTCAACTCTTCTTTTGCGCACGCATAGACCGCATCCCACACTTCCGCATCAGCGTAAAAGTCGCGCGGTACTTCCTTATTCTTACGGATACCACGGCATGGATTTTCTTTTGCTGTATATCCCCATTCCCTTGCCATATTAAAAACGTGGGAAAGAAGAGCAAGTTCACGGTTTGCTCTAACTTTAGCTGTGCGCTTGTCGCGGTATTGCGCAATGTGCTGCGGCGTAATTGCATCAATCGGTGCGGAATCAAAGACAGCCCTTAGTTGCTTAATTTCGTGTCCGTTGTCTTTTTGTGTGCGTGCCGCCTTCATTGGAAAAATATCTTTTACATACCTATTGAAAATAACGCGCATTATTTTTACATCATCTGCGACCGGTACACTTTCAAATTCGGCCCATTTCCGCTTGGCCTCGTTTATATCGTTACCCAGGGGAATTTCCTTGCGCTTCCCGCTCTCATCACGTCCGTTATAATAAAAGCTCTCCCAGACCTTGCCACTGGCTAAGGTTTTTGTCCTGCGCAACATGCGCGGCGGCAAGTCTCGGGATGATGATTTAGGTCGCATTTAACTAGCCTACTCCAATTATCTAACACTTGAGAAGTCGGGTGACCAGCCGCCCGATGTAGTCAAGGATGCAGGCGATATTCCCGCTAACTTCAACCTAGCATACAGTCGACCAACAATTGCTTCGCCTGACTTGTTCTTGTGAAAAGTCCAGCCATTGCACGATAGCCACTCGATTTGATCGCCCTTGCGAGAGCTTCCAGTAATTTTAGCCAACTCATCAACAGCCAGAGTCTCGCTATCTATTTGCATTTCAAATATAGCACTCATCCTGTAACCTCAGATAATTGTCGAGCTAAAGCAAGCAAACGCGGATCCGCTTTGGTCATCACATCCAATAAAAGTCGCTTTTCTTCCAAGTAAACTTTAGCAAAAGCCGAATCGTGTTTAACGATGCTAGATGTGTTGCTGATTAAATCGGCGCACTTGATTGTTTGAATCCAGCTTGAACATGCAGCAAGCCTATCACGCGATTTTTGTTTGCGTTCTGCGCGGTTGCCCGTTTCCATATCGGACAGGCCAGACACGCCAAGCGCTACCTTTAAGCCAAACAGTTGCTCTATTTCACTGAGTTCAACACCGCAGCCCTCAACGCAATCATGCAGCCATGCCGTAGCAATCATTTCATTTATTGTGACGGACTGGGTAATGGTAACGATCACAGCAACAGTCGCAACTATTCCCGCAACTTCGGCCAAGTGATCAGCGTAAGGATTTCCCGTATATTTCCGTACTTGGTTCTTGTGCGCATCGCGCGCAAACATCATTGCGCGGTATCCTAAGTCACTCATGCCATTCTCGATTCAATAAGGTTGATTGCTGCTTGCACTTCGTTAAATTGCCGCACCTGTTGAGCAATTGAATCGCCATCGTTAAAACTACTTGCAAACGAATTGAATTTTTTAATCACGTCAACAACATCCTCATTTGATATTGGGCAAGTATAAAGTGGTACTGTAAATGTGGTATCAGAAATTGCGCTTATACCAGTAGCCCTGAATCCCGACTCTTTAATCCAAAACGGCGCATATGCTACTGGCCCAGTATGTTTGACTGTCTCAACAGGCCGCACCACTTCCGCATATTTTGTAAGGTCGCGGAACATTTCATCTGACGTATAGCTTTCAACATCACGAATGATTTGCGATAACTTAGTTTTGAAATATCCGACATCTAAGCCGTATTGGTTATTCATTGGTTGTCCTTTAAACTTTTAGAAACTAATCGGCACATTCTGCGAAATAAAACATTTGATCTTGGTATTTCAGCCTGCCAATTAAAGGAGTAGCCCGTATCATGTTCAAATGGCTCATCGGGATATTTTTTCTTGATGATCGCCAATGCCTCAGCTTTAATTGCAGACCGTTTATGCAAGTATCTTCGGCCTTTTATTGATGAGTGATAAACAGTCCTGGTTTCTACTGAAATCATCACTTCCCCAATGAATCAAGTATTGCTTGTGGGTTGATAGCCTTTATTTGATCTTGATGGCATATCCACGGCATGCCATTTGCTGCAGCTTCCAGCGCAGCCTTCGCAGCCGCAAGTTGAAGCTCTTTTACTTTGTCAGCGCGGATGTATTCGACATCATCCGATTCGTTAACTACGTCTGCATGGATAACGCCTTTTTCGCACGTAGTACGCATAAATTCGTTCAGGCCAGCTATTAATTGCGCTCATTTCAAGCTCCATGGGTTGCACAAAATGGCGGCGGCAAATATTGCCAATGAAGCTAACTGCGCTGGTAAATGCCATGCTCTTTTTCCTTCTGGGAACATGGCGCACAATCCACCAAATCCGATAAAATGAAACACAAGCCATATCGAAACTAAAAGCCACACTAACCAGCTGATTGTTTTTAACTCGCTCATTTTGCACCGCCTAGCTCGCATTGAAATTGGGAGATTGCGGCGTTAGCGCAGGCTCTAACCTCGTTCATGTCGTCAACGTTTGTTGATCTATTGGATATGTAGATTTCGTGTAATTTATCGTCAGTCAAGCTAGTGTTTATGGGTAGCGCGGCGATTCTCGCGCGCTCGGCTTTCGCGGCTGCGTTGGCCACCCCTCGGTAGCCACTTAAGTGACTTGGTGTAGTTTCGTAAGCATTGCGAATTTCAATATCCGTCAGCGTAGAAACAACTTCTGGCGCGACAGGTTCGCAATGACCATCCTCAAAATGCGCAGAAGATATTTTTCCGCAATGGGCGCATGTTGGGATTGGTTCAAATTTGGTTGCAATTTTCTTTTCTGCGTATGCCTGAGCTATCATGCTATCACCTCTACATTTGGATGACCTTTACAGCCGGTCTTGTAATCAAAGTTGTCGCACTTTCCCATAGGGATTACTTCATGACCTTGCGCTAATTCATCAAACAGTGCATTTCTGGCTTCGTCATAAGTCATATTCGTGCCATCATCATGCTCGAACATTTTGTATTCACGTTTCTTGGCACTATTCAGAAAGCCGCGAACATTAAGGCACATATGCCAGGTTGTTGGTACATTGGTTAATTTACTCATTCTGCTACCCCTTATCCAAACTTAATCATATAAATTAAAAAAATACGGCACTGTCACGTCAATTGCATAAACTAAAACAGGATCATTTCCAAAATGCGGGTGCGTTATTTGCTTCAACTCATAACCGTGCCATACCCGAATAAGCTCTTTTGATTTGTCGCCTGCTTTGGGATAGCCGCGACGAATAACAATCAGGTCAAATGCTTTACCTTCTAGCCGCTTTTTCCAAGTGCTTGCCAATCTAAATTCATGTGTTTTTTCACCCGATTTAATTTGGTCGAAATACTCACCCTTTAAATTTAAATATAATGAAGTCATGATTTGACATTCATATATTGAGCAACATGTAGAGCAATTTTTTCAGGTGCGCTTAAATTTCCAGCGCGCGCATTACAAAGTTTGTGCGCAAGGAAAATATTGCTAATATGGTTTGGCCCACCATGCGTTATTGAAACCAGATGCTCTTCCGACTCATCCTCAACAAGTACCGGACTCAAGCAATAAAAGCAGTGGCTGCCATCCCGCGCACGTACCGCTTGAAGGGTAACTGAGCTTTTCTTGCGTCGAGTTGTTGCCGGTGCTGCGCGCCATGAATGCGCACCCTTAAAAGCCTCCCACGCTTCCAGCGCCGGTTGCACAAACGAAGAGCCGCCCTTAGTGTTCCAATAAATAATTCCTGTTTTGTCACCTGCGCGAAACCGGACAAGCTCATATTCATTGGTTGGTTGCAGTAACTCGGCACCATTAGCAGATAGCCAGTTGCGAAACTGATCAAGTTTTAATGTGATCTGATTTTTTGACCAGGTAGTCATGCTGCCTCCCTATAAATAGTTGATCCTGTATGTTTAAACATTGCCGAATACGCCGCCAATGCTTCTGTTTTATCGTAGCCATCCCGTTCATGCTGGCGCACCCGGTGCAAATACCGGCCTCGCACGTAGCTCCCTGCTGAAATGTGATTCGGCCAGACGATATAGCCAAGAAATGGAATACCGGCCGTCGCCGGCGCAAGCCTGATTTTCTTCGGGTGAATGGTCAGACCATCGAGAGCCAGTTTTTGAACGATCAAATCACGGATAGTCGCTAGCTCTTCTTTAGAGTCAGCCAAAATCACCATGTCATCGACATACCTGATGTAAAGTTTGATACGCAGGACTTCCTTAACCCAGTGGTCAAAGTCATTCAGGAAGATATTCGCGAACAACTGGCTGCTGAGATTGCCGATCGGCATACCCTTTGCCGCGGTAGTGCGGTACATTCCGTCGGCCGGGAATAAGTCGTCATACTGGCTATCGGTTGCGAAAGAGTCGATCAGAGCGATCATCAGCACGCGTAAGTCATGGTCACCAATAAAGCGCAGCGCGCGCGCTTTCAGGATTTCATGATTGACCGAATAAAAATACTTGGAAATGTCTAGTTGCAGAACCCACTTGCTGTCGGCGCCGCGGCAAAACTGAGCCAGGCGGTTAACTGCAGCATGCGTGCCGCGCCTGGGCAAATTACCGTAAGTGTCATGGATGAATCGTGGTTGCCAGATTGGGAGTAAGTAGTCATACAGCATCCAATGTACGACACGATCCTTCATCGGCGCATCAACCACATGGCGGAACTTTTTTTCACGCACGGTGAATGACTTATAGGGACCGAACGTGTATTCACGATCGCGCAGCCGATTTTGAATCATGACCAGGTAACGCAATGGATCATCGCCAAAACGCTGCACGCGCAAGCTTTTTGATTTGTTCTTCTTTGCCTTCAACCAGTATTGATATAGGCTGTCGAGGCTTGTTAATTGATGGAAAATTGATTCATTGCCGCCTTCCGTTGCAGCGCTCGTAAGCCCCGCAACGGTTTTCGGTTTGGCAAATTGCCGTGCTTTCGGGGTATCCCCAGGAGATTTTCGACCAATAATAGTTGGCTTTACATGAGCATGCTCAGTGCCTAAGCGTGAAATAATTGGGTCAGCGGAAGCCGATGTTGTCGTTCTCGTAGTCAGGACTGTCGTTGTTGAGATTGAAGACGCCGGCATTGTCGTCCGAATTCCAGTAGCCGCCCCGAACGAGCGCATTGCTGGACTTTCCAGAAAATCCCCCTTGTTGATCATGATGGTACCTTTGCAGCGCGAATCACGCCGCCAAGTAACCGACCAAGCTCAACAGCTAAACCGACTCGGTGCTCAAATGCGAATTTAAGATTGTTTAGCCGTGCAGCCTGGGCAAGATAATGCTTGAGTAGATCGATGTCTGCCGATATTTTGTTGAGTAAAGCTGATTTTTGCACCTCTAAACCGTAGGCAAAAATTCCGCGCATGATGCGGGCCATGCAGACGCGGATATTTTCGCCAAACGTTACGCGAATGTCCCGTGGCATTTTGATGATGTCTTGCGTCAAATGAAGGTCAAGGTCTTGCGCTTGCGACTTCAATTTAAAGCCGGACGAGTCAGGATTCGACAAAATTTGCTTGGTCGTGACCTTGTTAATTTCGCCGCGCTGCTGCAGGTCGTAAATTACCTGGCTAACCACGTCATTAGATATAGCAGATAAAACGGACGATTTCCCTTGAAAATTATCCGAAACAAAAATGTCATGGCCGCTTGCTTTAGTTCCGAGAGCAACGACGTAAGGTATTTGAAAATCATTAACAATGGACCATAAACGCTTTTTGAAATTACTGGAAGGGAAGCCGACGCGGATATGCGGCGCATCGGTTGTTCCGACCAGTTGCACCTTGTATTGCTTGAGCACGCTTAGTGCGTGAGCTGATTTGTCGTAACCGTGAAGGAATTTGCCAGCTTGCACCAAAATTAAATGATTCGGGTATTGCGCTTCAAGTTTTGCTGAAATGCTCGCGACTGGATCCGCTTGACCAAGACCGACATCAATACCTTTAAAGGAACTGATGCGAAATTGTTGTTGCTCGTCTTTGGTTGGGCGTACGGTGTTCATGTTATTTTTTCTTTAATTTATACTGCGTGTAATTTATCGTTGCAGAGTGCAAAAACTCGCTCGCATGTTTCAACATCAAACCAGCCTATGTGGCATTCATTCACATCTTGTATCCCAAGTGCTTCCGCAAGCCATGCATATGCCGCACTTCTGGTCATACCGCGACTTTGCCAAATCGGGTTGAAAATGTTTTTAGCCTTCTTTCTTGCGTCTCGCACATCTTCATTTGCTAGAGTTCCGAGTGGGATATTTGTAAATGGGTGAAGACCTACATAGCTATCGCAATCATCACCTTCGCATCTATACGCCCACGGCCATTCCCCGTACTCTCGCCCGTAAATTTCACTGTTATTAACCAATTCAACTGCACTCTTGCAGTGCGGGCAAATTGTTGGAATTGGCAGTGGGTTACGTACTCGCGCAGTTGCCTTGCGTGACGGATTGCTTGGCGTAATCGGGGCTGTGCGTTTCGGCAAAACTCCTGATTTCTTCATTGCCTCATACATTTGAGTATTCATGCGATTTGCTTTATTCGTTATTTAGAGAGGTCACAGCTACGCCGTGACCCGTTACCAGAGATCAGTGACCCGAACTATTTAAAGGTGCAGCGGAAGCCGACGTCGTCGTTCCCGTAGTCAGGACTGTCGCGGTTGAGAAGGAAGACGCCGGCATAGTCGCCCGAACTCCAGCAGCCGCCCCGAACGAGCGCATAGCTGGACAGATCGCAGCCAGCGCTTGGATACCAGCCCATGCCTTTTGTGTAGGATGGCGCTGGCGCCGTCGTGATCGATGGCGAATCAGCGGCAAACGCTTTAGCCACAATGCCGTTTTCATCGCCTTGCACATCGTCAAAAATCCATGTGTAGCAGTTGCCAGCGAAATCGAATACGCGCTCACCGGTGGACAGTTCATGCCAGCGGCGTTCGTCTGCGTCTTCTGACTCGTATGTGCCAGGCTGCGCTTCGTCAACGCTGTAATCGCGAATGCCTTGGAAAATGCTTCCTTCGCCAACGATGCCACTTGTCCAGTTAATTGCCTGCTGGGCGATGTTGTGCGCAATCGCTAAATATTGGGTTTCAGTGATCAGCTTCAAACCGGCTTTTTCGGCTTCGGATTGTGCGTCGGCAAAGTTGATTTCCACCCATGGTGCCGCAGTCGCGGTGATCGCCAGCGCATCATTTTCGCGACCGGTGATGTATTTGCCGACTTTGAACGCTGGAACAACGGTGCCGTTTGGCAGAGTGGTTTCCGGTACCGTTACATATTCGTTGACTACTTCTGCTTCTTGCTCTAATGCTGCATCCATGTTTATCTCCAAATTAACTACGTTAAAAGGTTGAAAAGAAAATTACTGATTTACTGCTTCGCCACCTAAAGCTAAAACCAAATCATTCAGCAAGCCGTTGAGCTCGCCGCACATCAGCACAAAATCACCGTCCAAACGTTCATCTTCATGCTGAGCATTAGATTTTTCGGTAAGCACATCGAGAGCTCTAACGCGCTTAATTGCCAAGTTTTCAGTCAGCACAAATGAAACTTTGTCGTTCCAGGTCAACGCCAATTTTGTACATTGTTTGCCGCCGGCGATGTGGTTGGCAATTTCGACCGGATCAAGGTTATGTCGCGTATATTTGACGGTCGCTTTAGATTGTCCGCTTGAGCGTAATTCAGCATCTTGATCAATCGTGAAGCCGTCTGGCGCTTCATTACCTGACAGCCAATCCGTCATAGCACCCAATGGCGACAAATTCACACGCAACGATTCGATAGGGAATTGATCAATGCATTTCAGCATCAATTTAAGAACCTCATCAGAACGACCAGGGCTTGATGCATCGATTACGAGCCAGCCGTTTACCGGATCAATCCAAACGCTTGTATTGGTACGCGACGCAAAGGCACGGGGCAATAGCTCCTCGGTGACTTGCTCTTTGAGTTCCTTTAAGAGCTTGCGGCCCGGCTTGAAACCCTGCTGCTCTTCGACTTCCTGAGCACGCGCTTTAACTGCGGCGTTGATAACAGAAGAGGGTAAAACCTTCTTTTCCGTCGTAAAGCACAGCAAAACCTGCTGATTAACCAGGTGGACTAAATCGCCGTGTTCGCGTGGTGCGCTCCAGCCTTGACTTGCAGATTCACTGGCGCCACAAGGCTGGAATTGATGCGTGCTGAGCTGTGCATTCAGTACTGGAATCTGGGCTTTGAAACTTTTAGCGACGCGATAGACCTGCAAATTTTTGAACCACATGGTTATTTTCCTTGGCTGTTTGATTGATTACGCTGCGATTGATAGACTTGAATAATCCATGCGTGAAAGCCAGATTAGTGCTGTCTTGGCTGGAACATGGAAGCGTTTTGCGATTGCATCAAGCAATTCTGCGTCACTCGGTTGATCTGGTTTTTCAGTGCATGATGCTGGAATGGCGGTCAGTCTTACGCATGCTGCTTGTGTTGCGGCAGCTTCTGCCTGCGCAGTCGCTTCGACCAAGGCTTGTGCTGCGACCATTTCGGCTTGCTTTAATGCTGTGGCATTAATTTCAGCTTGTTCTTTAGCTTCGAATTCGGCCTTATCTGCAGCTAGCTTATCGGCTTCCGCACGGGCTTCTTGCTGTAGCTTGGCAAGCGCGGCGTGCTCTAATTCAAGTTTGGCATTGATTCCAGCCTGAATTGCTGCTTGCTCGGCGCGCTGACGATCAAGTTCTGCGCGCTCCTTGGCTTGCTGCTCTGCAATGCGCTCCTGTTCAGCTTTAATGCGGGCGGATTCTTGTTCCTGAGCCAGCTTTTGCCGGGCCTCTTCCTGTCGACGTGAGTCTTCTTCAACCTCAATTTCGCGCTGGTTGGTTTCCATTGCAGTTAATTTATTGATCACATCGCTGCGAACCAATTTGTATTCAGGTTCGAATTCCTCAAAAAATTCAAAGTCGGTTTTCAATGTCAGCGAAATAATAGATTCGGAAATTTTTGAAGATACGGTGCCAGCCAGAACCGTCGGCAGAACCTTCACAGCTGCGATACGCTCCTGAATGGCGCTGATACGCTTACGGTTCGCTTCGATCTTGGCTTGTTTTTCGGCTTCGATCTTGGTGTCCCATACATCACGCAGACCAAGCACCCGTTTTTCTTCCGGTTCGATTAATGCGATCAGCCGGTTTTCCTCCTCAATAATGGCTTTGCTGAATTTGGTTGCATCTTCGCGTGCTGCCTTACCGGTCGCCGCAATTGACGTGCGAGTATTTCGTAATGCCATGCCGGCGCTATGAGCCTGGGCACGGCCGTCAGCATTAAGAACCTCTTTAATATCTGCTGACTTTGCGGCCAACTCGATTAAGGCCAGTTCATGCTCTGCTGATTTGAGTGCAACTTTGGCGCGCTCTGGTAAAGTAATTTGAGTGTTCATGCTGCTTCCTTCAAATAGTTAAATGCTTCTGTATTTTTTACGGAGCGGAAAAACGCTTCTTTTTGCGCAACAAGATTTGAAAAGCGACCTAGCTTTACAACCATTTCGTCAATGAAAGCGTCATCACGCAAAATGCGCTTGACGTACAATTCAATTTCAACGGATTCAAGATCAGGAACGTACATAATGAAATCGCACCACTTACGATTAGTCAGCCACATTCCACCTTGCATTTGATGGATATATTCAGATACATCGCCAGTGATTAGCATTTGCTCGATTTTGATACTGTCGATTGGTGATTTGATTTCAATCAAGCCGTCGTTATCGACTAAGCCATCAGTGCTATAACCAAAGCGGTTTTCATCAACGCAAATACCGGCCTCGGTTACAAAGGCGCCAGTACGGCCTTCGTATAATCGGCGCGCATGCACCTCCATTTCGTGGCCGCGATTCAATACCCATGCTTTCGGCGGTATGCCGTACATGTGTCCGCTGATGCGCTCAATCGCTAAATCAGAGGCGTAGCGCTTGGCACCATCTGAATAATCAGTAGTAATTTCACCTTCCAGTGCTCTGGCGACCGTCTTTGATTTAGGTGGCGCTGCATAACCAGCTTTGATCATGGCTTCTTTTTGCCCCACTCCCGAAAGAAGGGCGTCAACATAGACTTTCTGCTTTTCATCCAACCCGCCGACCTCAATGCAGATTTCAGAAAACAGGCTGGCCGTGATCAGGCCAGACCGGGCTTGCAGCCATTCTTCGCTGCCCTGAATGCATTCTAAGAATTTCATGCTGCCTCCTTGGATTCTGCGTTATTCATTGCATCCACGAACGATGCAGAGCCTTGAGTTGCCGTGTTATCAATGGTGCGCTTGGCTTCTTTTGCGGCTAAGTCAGTGCGATGCTCCGCAATTACCTTTTTGAATTCTGCGTGGTGAGTCGGGTGCTTTATCAGCAATTGGTTGTTTGCCTTCCAGAAATTGAGCGCCTCATCATCTGTTTTTGTAGCCTGGGCAGATGCCAGTAGAGTTGGCATATCAACGTTAGGCTCAACAACATCTGCCGTTCCCATATTTCTAGATTGTGGCTTTTGTGGAGACGTATCAAATTCATCAGGCGTATAAACGCCGAGAATTACATCTGGCGAAAACAATCTTGCCCAGCGCTTTACAGCCAAGTAGGCAAGTTGCTGTTTAGGGTCTGACGCCCACAATGGGGAATTTCTGACACTAGCCTGAACAAGCAATAATTCAAGAACTCGCGGCTCAATCTCGCCCTTGAGAATTGCTGAAACTCGTATTCCAAGGCCGAGCTCATCTTCCAGCGTAGAATTTGGGACGCGAAATTGATATGCTTTTTTCCCATCCTTGGCAGGCATATCTATTACCTTGGTCTTGCCGATAATTTTTGCCCAGTCGCCAAACCATTCGTATGCAAAACGACTCTCAGTTACGCCGCTGGACTGAATGACCGCATTTACAAGCTGGCCTTCATAGCCAAGAATGCCATTAACAGTGTGCGTCTTTTGAGCTACTGCGAACGGGTTCATCTTCCATTGAATGGACTGCATAACGATAGCCATGCAATCACCAACATTTCCCTTTAAATGATCTGGGATAGTCGATTTACCTTTAGCCATAATTTCAGCCATGCGATACATTGAATCCATGCTGGCGGCGTCTAAAATCAATGCGCCGCTACTAGATGGAACAATGTTTAAATCCGACTCTTGATTTACAACTTCGGTAATTTCATTCATTTCATACGCTCCGTAATGATTTTTTAATTGATTTAAAAACGTTCCAGCCTGATTCGCGATACTTGCCGTACATGCCGACAACTAACCGGACTTGCTTCATTTCACACCCGTCATGTTTGACGCTTGAATCTGTAAAGCTTTTAATTCGTGCTGGCGCTGCGCGTGGTCAGCTTTAGCTTGAGAAATGGATTCATCCAAAACTTGCTGATCCAAAACCTCGTCTTGGTATCCGTCATCAATAAAATTCAAAGTACCGGCAACAATCACGAGAAGCACAATCAACAACAGGTAATCTGCAATGAGTTTTCTAAACATTTTCATGCTGCTCTCCAGTTAAATTCGGGTTGGTGCCGGTTCCAAAGCCGGGTTGTTTCGAGCGACCAATAAACAGCCTTCCGTGTACACCAACACATAAAGCCCTTAATTCCCATAAAGCAGGGTTTACTAAGTTAACTAACAAGCAGGTTTAAAAAAATTAACAGGTGCTAATGCTGTTTTTTAAGGGCTTTATGTGTTGGTTCCGCCTTAGAAGCCAGCGCGGAAACTGGGAGGATTTGTCGAACACCTCAGTCGGCTGTATAGCGTTCAGCTCGCTTTGAAACTTTGCTTGTCACAGCTACGCCGTGACCCGTTACCAGAGATCAGTGACCCGAATTATTTAATGGTGCAGCGGAAGCCGACGCCGTCGACCCCGTAGACAGGACCGCCGTAGCCGAGACGGAAGACGCCGGCATAGTCGCCCGAACGCCAGTAGCCGCCCCGAACGAGCGCATAGCCGGACCAATCGCAGCCAGCATTAGGTCGATAACCAACGCCCTTGGTTTGTGACGGATAGCCAGCAGTAGTCAAGGATGGGGAGTGTGCTTCGAATGCCTTAGCAGCCACGCCTTTCTCATTACCCTGGACGTTATCGAATACCCACTGGAATACATTGCCGTTGAAGTCGCAAACTTGCGCACCATTGGAAAGCGTCATCCAACGGCGTTCTGTTGCATCTGTCGGAACATAATCACCAGGCTTAGCGCCGCCGCCTTTGCGAATTCCTTGATACAAATCACCTTCACCGACCTTGCCGCCGGTCCAGTTGCAATCCTGTTGCGATAAGTTGTGCCCGATAGCAAGCCACTGAGTTTCAGTGATCATGTTGTAACCGGCGGCTTCACAAGCCTTCTGCGCGTCGTAAAAGCTGATATTTGTCCAAGGCTTCAAAGTCGGATCAAATGACACGGTGCCATTGGTTGACTTGGTGCTGATGTGCTGAGCAACTTTAAAGGCAGGAACAATCAAGCCACATGGCAGATTAGTTTCTGGAACTTGAACAAATCCGGCGGGAACATCCGCAAGCGAAGCAAGCAATTCAGGTGAGCCTTTGATTACTTTGCCGTTATTCAAAATCAGGATGTGACCAGCGCTGTTCTGATACTTGTTCATGCCTTCCCATTCGGAAACATGAAAGAGGCCGTGAACCGCTTTAGTGCCAGCGCGCAGCGTGAACGTTGCTTCTTGGATTAATTCGACTTGCATTTAGCTCTCCAGTGGTTGATTTGTATCCGTGATTTACGCTTCTGACTCAACGGCAGCTTTTGGTAGCTACTAACCTTTGGGTGTTTTTTCTGGGCTCCCAATATCTCCAGATTTCCTTACTGGCTATTACGCAGCTTGTAAATTCTTGCCAAAGAAAGCGCGGTCATAATTAATGCGACTCGCTTCAACTGCCATTTCTTCGGCGCTTGGTGATTTCATCGCTTCAATTTCTTCCGATAGCAACATGAACAAATTTGTGTGTGAGCCTTTATTCAACCGGTCAGCAACCTTTTTAAAAATATCCGCCTGGTCACCGTTGAATAATTCAATGACGTCTTGCTCGGTGAATTTTTTCATTTGCTTGCCTCTGTTTGCTTGTTCGATAGAGTGATATTAAGATTTCTTAATATTCAAGTCAATAAGAATTCTTAATATTTCCAATAAATCGATGTTGCGCCGCAACAAATTTGAAGTTTAAGTGCAGTTATTTTGCGTAATGCGCTGATTTTTTGATGTTGTGAGTGCAGATTTATTGCTATGAATCTGCATAATCGGCAGATATGTAGCGCCGGTAGGAGTGGAATGGCGTAAAAAAACCAGCATATGCTGGCTGGTTGTAAACTTTACTGAATTGGATTATGATTTATTTAGAAGAGCAGAGCGGCGCGAACCGCCCTGTGTTTCTAGGTCACAACCAACCAATGGAATGAAGTGTTGAGAGCAAAACAGCCAAGGCTGTGATGCAATGCGCTACATCTATTTTTAGGCTCACCTTTACTGCTTTAAATGACAGTTTCAACATGGCAATAAGCCTTATTTACGCTGGCAGCGCTGCCAACTGATTAAGGTCGGCATTTATAGAGCGCCGTTGCTTGGCGCTTGCTGTTGTAAGGTGCACCTTGTTTCAGCTGTACTTGATTGGAGACATCCGTACTCCAATCGTCGCAGCTCAAGCGCGATACCTTGAAATCCATCTTGGTGTCGCGTTATCACCTTTAGCGGATTAGCAGTCCGCAGTCTGGGTGCTACCCCAGATTCTTAAAACCTCTCCTGCTTTTTTGGAGGGGATTTTTTGATAAAATTAGACACATCAACATGCGCTCTTTTGAGTATAGTTAATGCATTATCATGACGCTCTTTCACATACCCAAAATCTGGCCTTGAAGCACAAAGCGCATCGACCATAATAACCATTTCAGGAATTTCAATGCCGCTTTCGACTATCGCTCTAAATTCAAGCAAGAAGTCCATATAAAAACCACCATCTGCAGGAATAGAGCCCATATCAGAAGCTACGCTACCTCGTGAAAATTCCAGTATGTCAACCCCCATTTCTTTAAAAGTTGGGAGAGCGTGATGCCATGCGCCGCCCACTAGGTCGCCAATAATAGGTAGATCGCTCTCTGAGCAGCGCATCATTAGCCCATGATTTAGCAAGTGTTCTCGTGGTGTTTTTAGATAAAATCTCGCGTGATAACACCATAAAGCAGCATCATTCTTTCTGTCATACTGCAATTTAACAAGCATATCTCTAGCTTTTTCCGCTAATTTTTCAGCGGCACCAAAATTAGTCAATGTAATGCGAGGTTCTTCGGCCGCAATTTTTTGTAGTTCAATTGTTTTTTCATTAGCCGCGTCCAGTCGAGTTGACACCGTCTGGAAATCGCTTGAATGAGTTGCTATGCTAAGTAAAAGATTTATTTCCTTTACAAGCTCAGTGGCTGTTTTTACTTTCATTTCAAACTCAGCCCGCTCTAGAGAATCAACTTCCAGCTTTGAAATAATTGGCGGGATTCCGCCTGAATTTAATTTCCAAACTCCCACGTGCATTCACCTGTTAAATAAAATATTGAAAAATGATTACAATCGCCGTATACGCAATAAAAAACCCGCCGTAGCGGGTTTGGTTTAATAGGTAAAATCTTAATCTTGATCTTCGAGTATTGCCAGGACGGAAAATACACCTGCTACTGACAAACTCATTCTGCTGGCCTCAACGAGGCTTTTTACAAGATCACTTGAAAAAACACTGAAGGCCAAAATCAACAAAGGAAATAGCGCGGCTCCGTTGGCAAAATCAATTCCGGTTTCTCTGCATAAAAATATTTTTGCTGGAGAACTCCTGAGTCGGTATTGCTGAACTAGCGTATATAAAAGTCCGGAAATGACTGAGCATATATCAATCCAATTTCCATCCCAATGGATAGCGAACCCTGTCACTTGCGATCAGGCCAAATGTGATTGAACTGCCCCTACAACACCGCCGATGGCAGCGCCGATAACGTGCAAATCGAATGGCAAAGCAACCCAACCAAGAAAAGTGCCGGTCAAAACCGACCCGATTAATGCGCCAGCTGCAATAATTTTTAATTTATGTATGGTGTTATTTTTCATATACAAACTCCCGATTTTTTAGATTTTACTATTCAAGTAAATCTTTTATTATTTGATGATCAAATATAACAAGCGACAGCAGCTGACATTTGCAATTTTGAATCATAGAGGCAAATTTCCTTTAGTGGCGTTCGCGATGAATCGACCAAGAAATATGCGTATATGTTAGCAAAAATGCGAATTTCGTACAAGAAATAACAACCTAATCCTTGTTATTTCAAGACAATTCGTTATTTCGTTGTCCTTTACGTGTGTTTTTGTAGTAGGTCAGCCTGTGGATAACTTTTTGCCTCACCATATTTCTTTTTGATAATTTTTATAAAATTTTGGTGATTTTCATTCTCAAAATCACTCTCACGCAAACATATCGAAAAGCTGAGATTTGTCCATGCATCTGTCAGTCGTATATATCGTGCTTGAAAATAGCGTCTCGCCGTTGACATCGGCATCACAGCAATTCCAATGGAGTGCTTTACAAGCTCACTTTGCATTTCGGCAGTGCCGGTGCTTGCGCGAATGTTGACGGATTTTCCGTTTGCCAGTGCCGCCTCATGCATCAATCCGTTAATTTCGCCCTGGGTAATATCAGTCACAAAATCATATTCCAGTGCCTCTATAAATGAAATTTGCTTAAGTCCGCGCCGATTGATTGGGTGCTTATGGTTAGCTACTACTACGAGCGGCTCAGTTTTGTATTCAATTAAAACCAGTCCCGCCACCAGCGGCTTGGTTGGTATCAGCCCAATATCTGCTGCACCACTCAATACCTCGCCAAAAACTTCAGTGTGGCGCATTGGTTCCGTTGCCACCCGCATATTTTCATTTTCTTTTAGCAGGCTCCCAATCGCTGGCACTGCATCTGCGATCAGAAGAGCAGGGGATGACACAATTCTTAGTGCTGGACTATCCGTCAGGCTGGCTAGTTCTTTGCGCATATTCTCATCAGAAGCAAGCATCTGGTTTGCATGCTTCAAGGCTATTTCCCCAGCCTTTGTTAGTCCAAATGGCCCCGATCTTGTAACAATTTTCACGCCAAGTGAATTTTCTATTTTTTTTAAACGATCTGAAAATGTAGATTTTGATAAGCATAATTTCAGCATCGCAGTCTTAAAACTGTCAGATTTCGCTATTGCTAGAATTATTTCGAGGTCGTACATAAATATTTTTTGCGAAGTCGGTATTTTTACTTTATTTCAATCCTCCTATGGAGCAAGATTTTTTACAATAATCCAATATTAAGTATTCCGGATTATCCGCCAAAAAGGACGGGAAAGCCGGAATCACAGGTAGTGCATTCCGCAATTAGTTGCAGTATTATTTTTGCTGAATTTACTTATGCGCAATTGTTGGACATGCGCAACCCGAACGCACGGATGCATTCAGATAAAATATTCAAGGGATTATGGAAATTAATACTGAGGAGAGGGATTTGATTATTGCGCTTAGGATTTTGCCAAAAGATATTGCGGGCTCGATTTTTCGGACTGCCGCATCTCAATTGAAAATATATTCATCGACAGAGGTGGGTGAGTCTTCTGATCGCGCGGCGGAAGTGGTGACCCCACCGCGCAGATTACGACTCGTCGTTGGCGGCAGTTGATTCTTTAGGGGCTTCTTCGGCCATTGTAGTAATAAGGCTTTTCCCGCCAGCGGTAGCCTCTCGGAAAAGCTTAATTAATCGCATCTCAGGCGGCGTAAGGTGTGCAACTTCAGTGGTTAAAGGTTTTATTTCATCGGTCATGTATAGCTCCTGTATGAGTTAAAACTTTTATTAATCCGCCTAAGATCGAGATATTGTTTCGTTATTTTTTTCTAGCATGTCTTTTGATAATGACATTATCGATAATTTACCACTATTTGTTGCTTTTCTGAAATTTGTGATTAATTCGGTTTCTTGATCACTAATCCATAATAAGTGCAGCTTCTCGCTTGATTCAGAAGCATTCCTTACTTCTGCGCATTCATCATGGGTGCGAATTAAGTGTCTGTCGGCTTGCAGTGCGCTCATAGCCACTAACGCCAGCCTGGGGCTAATTTCCTCTAGTCGTACCTGAAATGCTTTTGTGTAAGCAATTGCGGCCTCTAAGCCGATAGGGCGCAATCCATTTATGTGTTGGTAAATAAGTGCTTGCCCACCCTTAATCTTATGTTCTCGCGCAAAAGCCGCACGATTAATACCATAAAAACGCTTATTTAGTCGCTCTGCTTCTTCAAGTTGATTCCATATTTTCATAGCAGCAATGCTATATAAAACATGCAATAGCATTGCTATAGATCGACTATGATTGTTGTGCGGAGTTAATTAGCCGAGCGACGTTTAATTTCTTGGGTGGCGATTGATCGCCTAAAGCTGGAAATTAGCTCGCCTATGTTTTGGTGAGCTCATGACTGCTTAATTGGGTGTGGTTAGGCTGCGTTTAATTTTTTAGACGGCGCCATGGGAACTTCTGTTTCCTTTGGAGCTTCATCGGAAATCGTCAAAATTAGTGACTTACCAGCATCTGTTGATTGTCTAAATTTAGCTAGCAATTCAGCCTCTCTATTTAATTGATCCGTTTTATCTTTCGATGCCGTCAACTGCTCATTACTGCGCTTTATTGCAATATTGTGTGCCTGGTGCAGTTCTAGAGCGTCTTGAGCTGCATTTAGTATCTTGTTTCGGCCCCTACCATCCGTTGATTCCATGAGCTGAATAACCGCTTCAATGTCAGGGTGAAACTTGGTGCGAACCTCGATAGGCTCAACGTGCTCAAGATTTGGTTTTCCCCTGCCTGTTTCCAGCCATAACGCATTTACGCCTAGCACTGACGCAATCATGGGTAGCTTTGTTGAGCTTACCGACTTACCTGATTCCAAATCAGAAATTGCAGGCGCGCTAATGCCCACCCGCTTTCCAAGTGCTGCTTGAGATATTTTTTTAAGAGTTCTTAACTCTTTAATTCGTGTACCTATTGACATGGGCAGATTGTTACATAAAATTATTTAAGAATACCTATTGACTTTAATGTTAAGTATTCTTAATATTCGTTTTATGAATATTCAGAAAACCATTTCATTAATTAAGTCGGCTGGACTTACGCAATCTCAAATTGCAAAGTTTGTTGGCTGCAGTGCGCCAAACATTAGTGATCTAGCCAATGGCGTACATGGTCAAGTTCGTCCTTCCAGCAAGGTTGTAGACGGACTTAGAAAACTATTGTCTGAACATGGTTTGCAAGAAATTTTAGACCCCTAATAACGTTTAACTTCCATCGCATCACCAGTTTTAACCGAAAGCCTGAAATTAATTATAGGAGCACCACTATGAAAAACAAGCAAAGCAGAAACATTGCAGTTCAAGTCAACTTAACACCTGATGACTATGTCGCTATCAGCCAAAAATTTAAAACTTTGGGCTTATCTAATAGCGGTGGTTTTCAGTATTTAGCTAAGCGTTTCGGTTCTCAGCTTGATATGAATGTTAGCCCAATCGTGATTCAGAAAGATAGGCGCAAAGCACCAGTAAAGTGCCAGCACTTTCCGGGCCGCGCTCGAAGTAGGGCTGTTATGCGCCAATGAATCAATCGGATTAATGACAATAAAAAGGGTGAGGAGCCTTGATGACTGAATTAAAGCAAGCAGAGGAATTGGCTTCACGTGCATCAACAAGGTTTTATGAGGTTGATAGCAAAGTAATCGCAGATAAGAGAGAGAAAAAAAATACCGAGGGACTGCTTGAAGATTGGAATGTAAAGCGCAGAGAGTGGCGACACGCAGAATGTGTTTTAGAAAAACTCCGTTAGCTGTTGAAAATTAAGGGTCAAGAAAAAATGAAAAAATCACTTCGAATTTTAAAGGCGTTCAACCTAGCTGCGCTTTTATTGGCACTTTTTTTAATCGCTGATTTTTGTAGTGGATGGGCTGGTATCGCTTTACTTATTTTAATTTTCACCTTGTTTTTCACTAGTCACGCCGAAGGAATGGCTGACCAGTATCGCAAAAGCGTGGATGACGATTTAAATCCGCCTGGCGCGCCGGTCACTGACTTTCCTGAATTAAATTTGTAGCAAAGCCCACATAGCACTAACTATCGGGCGATGTAGTTAAACCAACTGAACCGTAAGGGATTAATCATGAATGCAGTAATCGAAAAAACCGAACTCAATCAGGCTCAAGTCGGCCTGTACAAGAAATTCACCGTTGCGCGCACCGATGGCAGCAGCGAGCCTGGCGGTAAGCATGAGCATGATGAATATTTTGTCTTGAATTTAACTACAGATAAGCATGCGCTTCCGGCGTTGAAAGCCTATGCCAAGTCTTGTGCCTCTGAATTTCCTATTCTGGCTACTAATCTTCGCGCCAAAGCTAAAGCGCTTAACCACGATGAATATGTAACGGTACCGGAAACCACACTGCCGAACGGTGTAGTCGTTCCTGAGTTTAAGGTCGGCAAATACATCACTGGCTGTGAAGATGAACAACTTGCGATCAATGCAGTTGCAGCACCATGGGTAGAAATCAACTTCCACGATGCAAAAGCCGAGGCTGAAAAATCCGGCTTGAAGCTGATCACCGAAACGCAATATTTAGCGATTGCGCACAACATCGCTCAGCAGGCCATTAACTGGACTAGTGGTGTAGTCGGTGAAGGCTCGATCTTCCAAGGCATCCGTAACGGTGATTATGACGAAGCGCAGCCTGGCACTTTTGTATCGGAAGATGAAACTGAGCGCCGCTGGCATGAACTTTCAAACGGTGAGCGCGTATTCGATTTCGCTGGCAATTGCTACTCATGGATTTTTGATGATGTGCAAGGCGACGAAAACGGCATTGTGAATAAAGAGTTTGCCGCTGATTCACCATCGATCACGACCGCGCCAGCGCCTTCTATGAATAAAGGTTGCGGCTGGTATCCGAATGCTGGCAATGATTGGTCCGGCAGTGCGCTCGTTCGGGGCGGCTGCTGGGATTCGGGCGACTATGCCGGCGTCTTCCTTCTCTACTACGGCGGTCCTGCCTGCGAGTACGGCAACGTCGGCTTCCGCTGCACCATCCAATAATTCGGGTCACTGATCTCTGGTAACGGGTCACGGCGTAGCTGTGACTTCTTTGAAAAACGAAAGCAGATAAAGAAAAACCCCGCAACGCACTAACGTTCGGGGCCGTGTTGGTCAATCGCAGTTGAACCAAAGAGGACTTAATTATGCATCAAATAATAAGCATCGGTCAATCGTCAATAAACAACAGTGATTATGCGAAGGAATTTGCATGACTACGCTAAACGAAAACATTCCATTAGCTGATGCATCAGACTTTCTCGGCCTGATTACCGAGCGCATCCGCGATGCGCAAGGTCACCACATTTATAAATGCCCCAATGTTCCTGCAGAAGGTATGCAAGTGCTGGATAACTTTCTGGCTGGTTGGATCAAAACATACTGCGCTTGCGTTGATGCAGCTTGTAGCGAGGCGATGCCATGAGCGCCTTTATTGTTTTTGGAATGAACGAGGATCAGAAAAATTTAGCCGTAGCTCGCGCTAAAAAGGCGATTTCCGGATTAGTCAAACGCACAGAAAAAACAATGAAGCGCGAATTAACAGAAGAGGAATATTCCATTCTACTTAACGAAGAGCTGCCAATTTACATATTAAAAGCATTCAAGCCGGTTTCGGCGCCTCTCAGCGCACCACAATTTTGCCGTGACTATATCGCTGCCGCTAAGGTGTGCAAATTTGATTGCGAAATGAAAATCATGATGCGCGGCACGATTACTAAAATCGTCAAACGCAAACGGGGGGGGGCTGTGGAAGTCTCTCGCATGGGATGGGTGGAATATAGATCATGAAAAGCCTACATTCTGAAACCAAATCCGAATCTTTCCACTCTCTATCCATCCCAGAGTATTTGCAGCCTGCCGAAAAGCGCATTATCGCGCTTTTCAACAACACCAGCATCGCACTAACTAGAAAGCAAATCCGTGACGCCTTGGGCGACATGGAGCTCTCTGGTGTATGCGGTCGCGTCAATTCGTTAATTACCAAAAACCGTCTTGCAAATCGTGGTGAGCGAAAAGACCCGAAAACACGAAAATCACAGGGGCTGGTCGGCCTGCCGGTGTCAGTTCAATTTTCATTGATTGGGTTCGCCGCATGAAGCGCCCATTCGTTATTTTAAATGAACAGATACGCCAAAGCGCCATTCAGCACGTTTCCACCTTACCTCTCGGCTCCGGCTTAACTACCGATACCGAACCTTCACGCACATTAGACCAGAACGCCGCACAGTGGCCGATTCTCGCGGCGTTTAGCAAGCAGCTTGATTGGCCCATTAACGGTCAAATGACAAAGATGACCGATGAAGAGTGGAAAGATGTGCTCACTGCCGCATTCAAGCAGGAAACTACGCGACTTGCAATGGGCCTAGACGGTGGCGTTGTCATGCTTGGTCAGCGCACCAGCAAGTTCGGCAAAAAAGTGTTTAGTGAATGGATTGAGTTTCTTCACGCGGTTGCCGCGCAGCGCGGTGTTGTTGTTTATGAGGATGCCGCATGAGATACGGATCTGTATGTTCTGGCATTGAGGCTGCAAGCGTAGCTTGGCACCCACTAGGATGGTCGGCGGCATGGCTAGCTGAAATCGAATCATTCCCATGTTCTGTTTTAAAACATCACTATCCAGTCGTTGAAAATCTTGGTGATATGACGCAAATCGCCCATTTAGTGCGCGATGGCTTTGTCGAGGCGCCAGATGTTTTGGTTGGCGGCACTCCATGCCAGGCATTTTCAATCGCAGGTTTGCGCAACTCTCTTGATGATATGCGCGGTCAATTAACCCTCTCTTTCGTGGATTTAGCAAATGCAATCGACACAACTCGACTTCTTCGCGGTGAGCAAGAATCAATTATCGTCTGGGAAAACGTCCCAGGCGTCCTCAGCACCAAAGATAACGCATTCGGATGCTTTCTTGCAGCGCTTGCCGGAGAGGATGAGACGTTCGAAGTTCCTAGGGGGGGTAAATGGTCAAAGTCTGGTTGTGTGTTTGGACCACAAAGAACAGTCGCTTGGCGCATCCTCGACGCCCAATATTTCGGAGTGGCCCAACGTCGCCGCCGTGTGTTCGTTATCGCAAGCGCTCGAAAAGACATTGATTGCACAGAAATTCTTTTTGAGTTCGATGGCGTGCGCAGGGATATTGCGCCGAGCCGAGAAACGGGGCAAGAAGTTGCCGGCACAATTACATCAGGCGCTTACAGTGGTGGCGCAGGTGGAAGGCCGGAAGGCGCAGCGTGCGGGCATTTCCAGCCAGTCGTAGGTACGATTGGAGCTCGAACAGGATTGAGTATTGGCGCCCAAGATGCTGCATGCGGACATTTATTGCCAGTCACAACAAACCGAATGGTTGCGTTTGGTGAGTATGTTGATGATGGAACTGCATCCACCATGAAAAGCCGTGATTATAAAGATGCAACCGATTTAATCACTTATGGAATTCCTGGTAATTGGATAGGGCGAGCGCCTGAAAATGGTGGAAATGCAACCGAGCCAATGCATAACATCGCGCCTTGCTTAACTAAAACCGATCAACATGCTGTTTGTGCCCCCAATTTAATCGGTGCATTTAAGGGTGGGCAAGGCGCTAAGGCTGGCGGAATAGGTTTTGATGAGAATGTCAGTCCAACTTTGTCAGCAGCAGATAGCGGATCAAATAGAACGCCAGTTATAGCGTTCTCGGCTGATACCACTCCAACACTAACCAGTAATGGCGACGCTCACTCAGGCTTCCGCGATGAAAATGGATTGGTTGCTGAGCGATCAATGCAGGTGCGCCGATTAACTCCTATTGAATGTGAACGCTTGCAGGGATTTCCAGATAATTACACACGTATTCCAGAGCGTTTTTACAAAACTCGGCGCATAACTAAACTTCGCACTCCAGATAGATGGGAAAAAGCAGATGGTGGGTGGTTACTCATGTCTGCTGATGGTCCGCGTTATAAATCATTGGGTAACTCAATGGCTGTTCCTGTGATGGCTTGGATTGGCGCACGCATTCAAATGGCGGTGGCAGCATGAATCAAAAATTAATTCTCGATCCGTGCTGCGGCAGTCGCATGTTCTGGTTTGATAAATCCAATCCGAATGTTTTATTTGGTGATATTCGCAACGAAAAGCATATTTTATGCGACGGAAGAGAGCTGAATATTGCGCCCGACGTTGAAATTGATTTTCGCAATATGGATTTCGACAATAACAGCTTTAAATTGGTTGTTTTTGATCCGCCTCATCTTGTAAGAGCCGGTGAATCTGGTTGGATAGGAAAAAAATACGGGATTTTGCAAGCTGACTGGAAAGATCATCTACGCCTAGGTTTTTCAGAGTGCTTCCGCGTCCTAGCTAATGATGGAATATTGATTTTTAAGTGGAATGAAACACAGATAAAAGTCAGTGAAATTCTAGCGCTTACGCCGGAAATTCCATTGTTTGGACATAAATCTGGCAAAAATTCTGGCACTCATTGGATTTGCTTCATGAAGGGCAATTCATGAAACGATCCCGCATGAAATCCAGCCGCCCTAAAACCACAAAGATACGCCAATCAGCGCGCATGCAAGATTGCACCTTCCGTTTTCCCGCTATCTGCAATTACAACCCTGAGACAACCGTCTGGTGCCATTCAAATGAGATTGAAGACGGCAAAGGTGCTGGATTGAAAGCTCGTGACGAAGAGGGCGCTTATGGATGCTCAGCATGCCATGCATTTTATGACGGCGGTTACGTTAATCACGATGTTGACCGTGGCTATGTACGCGCAGGATTTAATGTTGCACGGGCTATTAGTCAAAAAATATTGAAATTAAAAGGCTTAATGCCATGAGTGAAATGCAAAACAATAATCCCGCTCCATACCCGCCAGATACCAAAGCCAAAGGCTGGCGGTTTGAGCTTGATCTTGAGCAGATTAGCCAATCTGATACTTGGGCTCTCGCTTCACTGGAAATTCGTCCGTGGCTTTTAATGCTTTGGTCAGTGTCATGGCAGCAAACGCCTTGTGGCTCCCTAACTGGTGATGACGAAATTATCGCCGCTCGAATCGGAATGAAACTTACCGCTTTCAAGAAATGTCGCTCTGTTTTATTGCGCGGGTGGGTTTCGGCAAATGACGGCAGGCTTTACCACCCGGTAGTTACCCAGCGCGTGCTATCCATGATTGATGTAAAGAATAAAGAAAAGGACAGGAAAGCCGCGTACCGGGCAAAGATGAGCGGAATTGTCCCACGGGACAACCAAGGGACTGACGCTGGACAGGACGCTAGACGCGACGCGGACGGACGTGGGAGTGACCCCGGAGAAGACGCTACCGGAACTGGAACCGGAACCGGAACGTCCTTTAAATCTAATAAAGATTCGTCGTCATCTAACGACTTGCCAGAAAATCAAAAATTTGACGACGAATTTCATGGAAAAGCGCCAATGCCAAAACCAGAAGAACCGGCACCAGATACATCGGAGGCTACCAAATTCGCCGTTGCACTGCGCAAGCAGGGTGTGAAGGTCACTGCCGTGCATCCTACGTTGCAGATTTGGGTAGATCGCGGTGTGACCATGCTACAAGCCAATGAGGCGATTCAAAAAGCGCGTCAGTACAAGCCGCACCCGGAGCAGATCGAAATGAACTACCTGAACACGATTCTTTGCGAAGCACTTAAACCAAAAGCTGCTAAATCGGCGCCAATGCCCGAAGTGCAGAAGTGGCACGAATCTGCCGCGGGCATCCAAGCTAAAGCCAAGGAATTTGGCTTAACCCAGGAAAGCGGTGAGCATTTCCCATATTTTCGCGATCGAGTAGCGAAAGCTGTTAGGGAGGCTCGCACATGACTTGCCCTTGCTTCAATCCACTTGATGGTCGCATTCAGCGCGGCAAAGAATGCTGCGACATCAAGGAATTGGCGATTATGCCTTTAGCCCACCTTAAAATCGCCACTAAAGCGATGCCGAAATCAGAGTGGGAGGAGTTAAAACCCAAGGTAGTTGCAAGGCGAAAGTTAATCAGGGAAGAGCGGGAAGTAAGAATTAAATCGGCGCGTGACCAGGCAATTACAACTTTGAAGGGTGTGAAGTGATTAAACCAAAACGAATTTTTGACCATGAAACAGTGCTTGCATTCATTCAAGAGAACGCTGGCACGAAATACACCGGCGCGGTCCTAGCAAGAATATTCAAAGTAGATCCATCTGAAATGCGCGCAATGCTTCAAAAAATGCATTCGGAAAATTTAGTTGAATCTATTTCCGGACATTGCAAATATTTTTTTATTTCCAAGGCGACTGTTGAAAATTTAATTTTCCCGACGCATCGCGCGCATGCGTTTAAGCCTTACGTGCAACCTAAAAATATGGGTGAACGCTGCAAAGAGCTGTATCCGTCCGGTCATAGTTTTATCGCTATGGGGCGAGAATCATGAAGAATTATGCTCTTGGACGATTAAAACAGGGCGTAATGAATAAAACGGAAGCGGCCTATGCTGCGCACCTCGAATTACTAAAGCATGCTGGCGACGTGCTTTGGTACAAGTTTGAAGGCGTGAAATTTCGACTTGCCGACGCAACTTTTTACAGTCCTGATTTTGCAGTCCTCACAAAAAACAATGAGCTTCAAATTCATGAGATTAAGGGCTTTTGGCAAGATGACGCAAAAGTAAAAATCAAAGTTGCCTCGGATTTATACCCATTCAGATTTATTGCTGTCTACGCCATTCCAAAGAAAAATGGTGGCGGCTGGCGCCAGGAGGATTTCTGATGGCGATGGAATCGTGGATGTATGGAGATCCTGAAACAGTCGCTATTCGCCGCCAACAGGCCGAACTAAGCAAGCAGCGTGCATGTGGCGCGTGCGTCCATAAAGTAAGCGTTGAATGGAATGGCGTCATGTATCACGGATGCGAATTTAAGCGTCGTGTGTTTGGAAATAGATGTGAACTTTATCGAGTTAAACAGGAGACAGCATGTCAATAGGCCAAATGTACGCAAAATCAGTTCAAAGCAGCAATTTAAAGGATGATGCATATCACCACGATACTGATAAATTAGCGGCCATGGCGCTATCCAAACGGCTCGGCTCTGAACTTTTCCGGGTAAAGTATGCGAATGATGCGACCAGTTACCCGCGACTGCTAGAAGAGTGGATTTGCATTGTGCGAAATAAGGCGATTCATCGGAAATGGCCTGTGCATGTCAGAGCATCGTATATTGCCAAGGCTGCGCTTGATTATTGGTTGAATCCAGTTTGCCAAGTATGCACGGGACGTGGATTCGATTCAAAAATTAATAAATCTGGCGAGTACGAACATGATTGCAAACCGTGTGGCGGTAGCGGACGGAAATCGGTAAGTGGCGAGGCTAACCTGCTTCAATTTATTATTGATATGGTTGAGGCACTTGATGATATGGAGCGTATATCAGGTGGTTTGGCGATTAAACGATTGGCAGATGCTTTTGATTTTTAAAATCTGTTGTATTATCGCAATTGGTTAATCGTTGGTAATTTTATAATCGGAGAATAAAATGGCAGATGCTTTAAAACCTGGTGATACTGTAAAACTTAAATCTGGTAGCTCACTTATGACTGTTAGTGAACTTTATCCTAATGGTAAAGTAAATTGCTCATGGTTCTTGGATGGGGATGTTAAAACAGCCGTATTTATCAAAGAAACTTTAAAATTACAAACAGCAACCCCAGACTAGTAAAAATATTTCTTGCACTGTCTGTAAACACAGTATATATTCATGTCACTGCATGTCGATACCTTAACTGATTGGGCATGCATAATTTGAGCGAAAGCGGGGCACCGGCGTTACCTTTAAGCCGCTATCATCTGATTACTTCGTTCGCTCAAAATTTTGTCACTAACAACTATATGTTAGGCCAAATATATTAGCCGCACTCTTTGCTGAGATGCGGCTTTTTGCATTTGGTCATCCAGTTTTGGCTGTACGTTAGTTACTCGGTAGGCGAGAGCGTGTGATTAATAATCGCAATGCGCAGGTTCGATTCCTGCCTCCGCAGCCAAATTCATTGTTGAGGGGAGGTGAGTTTATCTACGCCACATCAACACAGCAAATCACACGCTAAATCGTTCTTTAACAACGAAGTCGCCAACTAAGCGATAACACATCAGCCGTATAAGCTAAACGGCGCGTAACGCTGTAATACGCAAGAATTTAAGAGAGTCCCGTCTGGGCTGGATGAAACCCAGAGACAAGCGACAGCCAAGGTCATGATCTGATCCGCTGTCGCCCCTATTCGAGTAAAGAGTCTCCGACGCTGATAAATCAGCGTTTCGCCCGTGACGTGCATTGAATTGCACCACGGGCTTTTTAATTGGGTGTTCACATGCACATAGCCGCAATGATGATGATTTGGTGGGGCATGTGGATGCCAGCACCGCCTGCCAAAAAAATTCCAGATGCGTCGGAAATAGTTAGTGAGTGCAATCCATGACTGTTGTGTGCTCTAAGTGCTTAGAGGAAAAGCCGGAGTCAGGTTTTCACAAAAATAAAGCTGCACCCAGTGGGCTGCGACTTGAATGTAAAGCGTGCAGAAAAAGTATCGGAATGAATTATCGAAAAATACCGGATGTCGCACAAAAATCAGCGGTGCGAATTTCTGAGTGGGTAAAGAAAAACCCAGAAAGCACTAAAGCTGCTCAGCGACGGCATGCGGAAAAGAACCGTGAAATGCGAAGGCAGTACAGCAGACTATATCAAAAGGAACATCGGGCGCAAGATGCTGAGCGATCTGCAAGGCAGCGAGCCGAAATTAAACGAGCCACGCCAAATTGGGCAAACTTGGATTATATCGCCGGTATTTATGAGTTATGTGCTCTATTTAGAAGGACGGGGCTTGACTGGCATGTTGATCACATTATCCCAATTAATGGGAAAAATGTGGTTGGTTTTCATGTTGAAAACAATCTTCAAATACTTTCAGCGATTAAAAATATTTCTAAAGGTAATCGGCTGAATGATCTAGATGGAGGCTGCTTATTGCCTGCTTAACAGTGCTTGGCAACAGTATGCCACCTGTATCGTTAAGCGTTGAATCTGTTGCATGAAACACTATTACTAATGGTGATTATTAAATTAATCGCCGCCTAATTCTCTGAATTAATCACCCAATTTCGAAACGAACCCCATGAAAGACTCACATGCAAAAAACATGTGGGGCAAAGACTCGCAGCGGCGGGAAGTGTCAAAAAGCCCCGTTAATTGGTAAAACTCGCTGCAAATTACATGGCGGATTAAGTACAGGCAATCCAAATGCTAAGGGAAATCAAAGCGCAACCAAGCACGGGATTTACAGCGATTTAATTCATGCCGACGATTTATCTGTAGTTGATGACGTTAAATCCGCATCCGGCAAGATCGAAGATGAATTGCTTATCGCCAGGCTGCAATTACGGCGCGCATTAAAAGCCCAGGCTAACGCGGATGCTTTGCTTGATGGCATGGAAGTTTTCGAGACGATTGAGCGCGAAGGTGCTGAATTGGTTTCAGCTAAAAGCGAGATTAAAAAGAAGTTGCGTGATTATCCGCAAATCATTGATCGCATTCTTGCTCGGATTGAATCCCTTGAAAAGACACGGGTTGAGTTGGCTAAAACGAACGGCGGCAAAGATGATGCCGATTCAATTACAAGGGATGATACGGTCATCTTAAAACCTGATGAGCCAATCCCAGAAAAGCCAGTCCTCTAATATTGGGCTCACACCAAAGCAGGCTAATATTTTTGTATGGGGATGGCAGCGACAAGCCCGTTTTCGAGATGCTGTTTGCGGTCGGCGATTCGGTAAAACGTTTTTAGGTGCCAAGGAAATGCGCCGGGCGGCAAAGTTGGCCGTCAAGTGGGAAGTTTCTACTGATGACGAGATTTGGTACGCTGCACCGACATTCAAACAGGCAAAGCGTGTTTTCTGGCGTCGGCTTAAAAAAGCTATTCCACCTGGCTGGCGCGCTGGCAAGCCGAATGAAACCGAATGCAGCATCACACTAACGTCAGGCCATGTAATCCGCATTGTTGGCCTAGATAGTTACGATAATTTGCGTGGCTCAGGGCTGTTCTTTGTGCTGGTTGATGAGTGGGCAGATTGTCCTTATGAAGCATGGGAAGAAGTTTTGCGGCCCATGTTGTCAACCTGCCGCTACTGTATTGATGGCGTTGAATATCGCGGTGGGCATGCGCTGCGCATTGGTACGCCGAAAGGATTTAATCACTGTTACGACACGTATTTAGCTGGGCAAGGGCGTAAGCCGGATCATAAAAGCTGGCTTTATACATCGCTTGATGGCGGAAACATTCCAGATGAGGAAATTGAAGCGGCGCGCAGCAGTATGGATCCGCGCACGTTTCGTCAAGAATACGAAGCCAGTTTTGAAAATTATTCCGGTGTTATTTACTACTGCTTTGATCGCAGGAAAAATCACACCGATGACACCGTTCAAAAGGGTGATGAACTTCATATCGGCATGGATTTTAACGTCGGGCAGATGGCCGCAGTTGTCTTTGTAATTCGCAATGGTTTTCCGCGCGCGGTATATGAGTTTATGGGTGTTTTTGATACACCGGCCATGATCGAAAAAATTAAAGCCCGGTACGTTGATCACCGCATTGAAGTCTATCCAGATGCATCGGGCAACAACCGCAAAACCAATAACGCAAGTGAATCTGATATTTCATTATTGAAAAAAGCGGGCTTTATTGTTCGTGTAAATCCAGCTAATCCAGCAGTAAAAGACAGAATTAATAGCAAGAATGCGATGCTTTGCAACACTTACAGCGAGCGCAGATTATTAATTAACACGACGACCTGTCCTAAATATACGCAAGGCTTAGAGCGCCAAATCTGGACTGAAAAGGGCGATCCAGATAAAACCAGCGGATTTGATCATGGTAATGATGCCGGTGGTTATTTCATCGTAAGCAAGTTCCCAATAACTAAGCGCACAATCACAATTACAGGCTTAAATATCTAATATGCTAAAAGTAAATGAGCCATCTGACGCTATTACTGCAATGCAGCCGGACTGGGCAAAGGTTGATGCGCTGGTTGGCGGCACTAAAGCGATGCGGGCAGCTGGCAAGGCATATTTACCTCAATGGCCGAGTGAAAAGGATGCAAGCTACGAATACCGCCTAAAAACGTCTACTTTGTTTAATGCGTTTTCTCACACAGTTGAGAATATGGCTGGCAAGCCGTTTAGTGAACCGATCGCTTTCGATAAAGTTGACGAAACAATTCAAACTTGGTTCGATAACATTGATTTAGCCGGCCGCAATCTACACGTTTTCGCGAACGAGGTTCTTAAATCTGGTTTGAAATATGGATTGACACATATTTTGGTCGATTATCAGCGCACCGAAGGTGTGCAGACCCTCGCTGATGAAAAAGCGATGGGTGCGCGACCATATGTAATTCATATTCCACCTGGCGCAATTCTTGGCTGGATGAGTGATGTTGTGCATGGCGTTGAAATGTTGACGCAAGTGCGGATTTTGGAAAATGTTACCGTTCCCGACGGTAGTTTCGGCACAAAGCTAATTCAACAGGTTCGCGTACTTGAAGTCGGGAAATGGGCTACTTTTCGCAAAGGCACGGATGGCGAATGGGCGAAATTTGATTCCGGAGCGGTCATGCAAAAAGCAGGCGTGCCGCTCAATTTCATACCTTTAGTAACGTATTACGGTAAACGTACCGGATTTATGACCGCAGATTTGCCTTTGGGCGACCTAGCTGATTTAAATATCAAGCACTGGCAATCAACAAGCGACCAAGATTCAATTTTACATACTGCGCGAGTGCCAATTCTGGCGGTTTTTGGTGATGATCGAGATGAGGATAATTCAAAGCCGGTCGTGATCGGTGCTGGGTCTATTTTCAATCTACCTCTTGGCGCAGATGCGAAATTTGTAGAGCATACCGGTGCAGCAATCGGCGCAGGCCGCCAATCCTTGCAAGATTTAGAAGCGCAAATGCGCTTAATCGGCGCTGAACTATTGATCGATGCAACTGGTGACGTGTCGGCCACACAAGCCGCACTCGATACCGCACAGCAGCAAAGTAAGTTATCGGCAATGGTGCAAAACCTTGAAGATACTCTAGACCAAGTGACTGACATAATGTCTGCGTGGGCAGGCATTACAAACGATGGCGACATCACTATATTTAAAGACTTCGCCAAGGCCAGCGTAACTGGGCAAACCGAGATCATGCTCACCAATGCAACGACATTGAATTTGATTTCGCCTGAAACGTGGTTCTCTGAAATGAAGCGGCGTGGCGTGATTGATCCGGATGCACTCTGGGCGGATGAGCAGGAGCGGCTTAGCCTTCATGCGCCAATGCTGCCCAATATACCTCCTGCTGTTGTGCCGCCAGTGCCAGCGGTGATTCCTCCTGAAAATGTAGAAGCATAATGGGTGCCGTAGACGCCGCCATATTTGAAGCGATGATCGCGCACGCAATGAATATTTTGCGTTTTAGCGCGGGTGTCAATAAGGCAATCCTTGAATTACTCACCCAATTAAGTCAGGATTTAGTTAAAAAACTGCAAGAATCTGATTTAACCGAGTTCAATCAGCAGCGCACGCAAAAGCTGCTGCGCGAATCTGACGCGATTATTAATAATGCCTATGGCATAGCGCAAGCATCAATAACTGAGCAGTTAAATGGACTGGGCGGGGTTGAGAGCCAGTTTGTTAAAAATCTATTGAATTCAGTGCTGCAGGTCAGTTTGGATATTTCTCTGCCGAGTGCGCAATATCTGAAAACGCTTGTTTCTGAAGTGTTGATTCAAGGTGCACCATCTAAGCTATGGTGGGAACGTCAGGCTGCCAATACCACATTTAATTTCTCCAACGTCGTGCGCCTTGGAATGGCCCAGGGTGAAACCATTGATCAAATTGTTGCGCGCGTAGCTGGTAAAGGCGAACAACCCGGCATTATGAATGTAGCGCGAAATAATGCGCGTGCTTTGGTACACAGCTCGGTGATGACGGTATCGAATCAAGCCAGGCTGGAAACGTTTAAGCAGAATCCGAGCGTAGTGAAGGGCAATCAATGGCTGGCAACCATGGATAGCCATACTTGTGTGCTATGCGCGGCCAGATCAGGCCTTGAGTGGGATTTGGATGGTGCGCCTATTGATCATGATCTGCCGTTTCAAGCTCCTCCGATTCATTGGGGCGATCGCTGCGTGCTGTCGCCTGTATTGAAAACATTTGCAGAAATGGGCTTGGACATTCCTGAGATTAAAAAAAGTACTCGCGCCAGCTCAGGTGGGCAGATCAGCGCCGATACAACATTTACCGACTTTCTGAAATCAAAATCTGACCAGTTTCAGAATGAAATGCTCGGCACTGGCAAAGCCGATTTATTCCGGCGCGGCAAAATTAGCCTATCCGATTTACTTGATCAACGCGGCAACGAACTAAATCTTGCGCAGTTACGCGCCAAATACGACAACTGAAAGGAGGTGATCTTCTCCACTCGCAACCATAAGCGACAGTTATATAAGCTACACAAGCCAGCCTAAACCGCTGGCTTTTTTGTTTTCAGGCCGTGAATCACTCCGATTCGCGGCTTTTTTTATGTCCGCAGCGCGGAAGCAAGCGGACGCAACGGATCGGATGATCCATCGAATAGGCCGGATGGCCGGAAAGTTAGCACTATGAAAATCAAACTTGATGATAAGGGCAACGTAGTTGTTCAGGATGGCAAGGTTGTTTACGTGTACGACGATGGCAAGGAAGTGGCATTTGATGCTGTTTCTACGGTCGCAAAAATCAATGGATTAAACGGTGAAGCGAAAGCGCATCGTGAGCGTGCCGAAGCAGCAGAAACGAAATTGAAATCATTCGAAGGCATCGCCGATCCTGAAATCGCACGTAAAGCGCTGGAAACCATCAAAAACATCGACGACAAAAAGCTGGTGGATGCTGGCAAGGTCGAAGAAGTGCGCGCTGCCGCTGTTAAGGCTTACGAAGACAAGTTGGTCGCTGCCAATCAAACGCACGCCGAGCAAATGGCGAAGTTGCACGTGGATTTGGAGCGTGCCAATGGTGATCTTCATTCTGAAAAAATTGGCGGCAGCTTTAATCGCTCAAAGCTAATTACTGAAAAGTTTGCAATTCCTGCTGACCTGGTGCAAGCCCGATTTGGGAGTGCATTCAAGATTGAAGAAGGCAAAATCGTTGCCAAAGACAACGCCGGAAATAAGATTTTTTCTCGCTCTCGTCCTGGTGATTTAGCTGACTTTGATGAAGCACTTGAAATTCTAGTTGATCAGTATCCCTACAAGGATCAGATCCTCAAGGGTTCAGGTGCAACTGGTAGCGGGGCAACAGGTGGGAATCAAGGTGCTAGCGGTAAGAAAACAATCCCCCGGTCACAGTTCGATGCAATGGATGCTGGCAGCAGAGCAACCGCTATGCGAGACGGTGCGACCGTAACAGACTAACCCCAAACTATTTTTTGACAACTTGAACCCGCCATGTGCGGGTTTTTTCATTTCTGAAAGGCTCTACGTCATGGCGAATAACCTTAACGGTCTAATTCCGACCTTGTATCAAGCGCTGGATATTGTTTCCCGCGAAGTCGTTGGATTTATCCCTGCTGTTGCTAAAAACTCCAATGGAGAAAAAGCGGCAGTCAATGAAATTATCTCTATTCCACAAACAACACAGGGCGGTTTAATTGACATCGTTCCGGGTGCTATTGCTGGTACCGGTGGCAGTCAAACTGTTGCGCCGCTCAACATGACAATCTCGAAGTCAAAGGCTTACGAGGTTCTCTGGAACGGTGAAGAGCAAAAAGGCATGAACAACGCCGGTACTTATAACGGCGTGTTGATGAATCAATTTACACAAGGTTTCCGTACTTTGGCAAACGCTGTTGAGGCTGATTTGGCTCTTTGCGGCTTCTCTGCATCGCGTGCTTACGGTACTGCTGGCACTACGCCATTTGGTAACGCTGGTGATTTGTCTGATTTTGCTCAATCACGCAAAATTCTGATCGATAACGGTGCACCAATGTCTGATTTGCATATGGTCATGAATACAGCGGCAGCCGCTAACTTGCGCGGCAAACAGTCTAGCTTATTCAAGGTTAATGAATCCGGCACTGAGATTCTGTTGCGCACAGGTTCGATTGCTATGCCTGTAGATGGTTTCTTCCCGCATGAATCGGGTCAAATTCAGACTTTCACAAAAGGTACTGGTTCGGCATATACAACCGATACAGCAAGTTATGCCGTTGGCGCAACTGTCATTAATTTGATCGGTGGATCAGGAACAGTTTTAGCCGGTGACGTCGTGTCATTGGCAGGTGATACCAATAAATACGTGGTTGCTGTTGGTACTGCCGCGCCTGGCCCAATCACATTGCAAGCACCAGGCTTGCGCCAAGCTATTCCAGCTGTAGCCACTGCATTAACCACTGGCGCAAGCTATACCGCCAACTTGGCATTTGATCGCAATGCAATTCAATTAATTACTCGCTCACCTGCTATGCCAATGGGTCCAGACGGTAAAGCAATCGACATGGCCGAAGATGTGATTGAATTGCAAGATCCTGTTACTGGCATCGTGTTCCAGATTGCTATGTACAAAATGTACCGCCAAGTTAAGTATGAAATTGGCTTGGCATGGGGCACAAAAGCAATTAAGCCGAATCACATGGCAATTTTGCTGGGTTAATCGGGAAGTTATATCGATGTTTAATTAAAAGGGGGCTTCGGCTCCCTTTTTTTGATTGGAAATTGTATGAGTGATGCATGTGAAACAGTAAAAATAGTATCTCCAATTACGGATGAAAACCCACTGGGCTTCATCGTAATTAATAAATGTGATTTAACTGATGCCGATAATTTATTCGGCGAAAGCGTAGCAACTGCTGTGTTGACTTTCCCACAGCTCAAAGATGCATTGACCGCCAAGGGCGTGACTATTCCGAATGGCGCGAAAAAAGCTGACTTGCAAGCGTTACTTGATGCGAATAGCTAATCAAGTGTAACCGAATCAAACCGCCATCCTTTTAGAGTAATTAGCTGAATTTAATAGGGGATAGAGCGGATTTAATGCATTCGTCTTTCCCTAAAATCTACTCTTAATGAGGACTTAATATGTTCCCAACCACAATTCCCCTCCGCACGGCTCTTGCGGGCGGTGGCCGCCAAAATGCAACGCAGCTTGGCGCTGATGTCAATGTGTTGTCAGTCGTAGCAACGGCTGGTGACAGTGCAATTTTACCTCCAGCAACTCAGGGTGTGACAGTTCGCGTGTATAACACAGGGCTTCAAGCAGCTCAAATTTTTGGCTATCAAGCTGGAAACAATACGGATACCGTTGAAACGCAAGCGGCAGGTATTAGGCAGCCAGCAAATAGCTGCATTGATTATTATTGCGCGATTCAAGGAAACTGGATCCCAGAATATCAATTCACACATAATTTGTTGGCGGTAACTGATCCTGTCGCAACCAACGACAATACTCAAGGCTTTGGCCCGGGCTCAGATTGGTTCAACGTTCTACTGAGTCGTGAATGGTCTTGCCTTAGTGCTGCCACTGGTGCTGCTGTGTGGTCGTTCGATGGCTGTGTGCCTGGCGTTGGCGTTGATCCATCAGGCATGCTGACTCAGTTCGGTAACTGCGCTATCACGCCTGCATTGACCCCATTTGCTCAATTTGGCGAAGAGGGTAATTTGTACCGCAATATTGCTAACCCTATTGCTGGCAATGGCACAGACACGACGGACGATATTTTAGATGGCTTTGTGCTGCCAGCTAATGCATTTGATCAGGCAAAACGCGGATTGCAATTAACATTCCAAGGCAAATTTGGCGCTACAGCCAATAACAAGCGGTTCAAAATTTGGGCAAATCCGACAATTGTTGGCGGCTCTATAGTTGCTGGCGTTAATTCTGGCGGCTCTGTTTCTAGCGTTGGTGCTGGCGCGCTGCTGTTCGATTCCGGCGTTCAAACCAACAATGCAACCGGTTTAGCGGTCCTGTTGCAGTTGTTTAAATATGGCGTCGCTGGTAGCAATACGCAATATAGCCAGGCTCAGCCAATTTTCGGTACTGTCCATGGCGGTGTAAGTATGCCGGTGTTTTCAACACTCGTTGAAAATGCCCCGATTAATATTGTGATTACTGGTTCGTCGCCTACTACAGGCGCAGCCGGCGACGTTGTTCTGAACTTTTCCGAAGTAAATGCAATGAATTAAAGCTAGTAGGCGAGTGCTAGAAACTTAGCATTCGCTGACGCTTATTGCCGCTCAAAATATTATTTCAACCAAGGTTAATAATGACAATTATTGTCGAAGATGGTACGGGCGTCACTGGCGCGGAAAGCTACGTTACAGTCGCTTTTTGCACCGCCTACCATGCGGCTAGAAATAACACTGCATGGGCTGCAATCGCCAATGACACTTTGCGAGAAGGGTATTTGCGACTAGCGACCGATTACATGGTGCAAGCTTATCGCGGCAAATGGAAGGGGCTGCGCGCGGGCATTACTCAAGCTCTTGACTGGCCGCGTCGCTCAGTTGTACTAGATGATCTTGCACTGTATTACGCAGTTCCTTACACCATCGTTCCTACGGAAGTTATGAATGCGTGCTGCATTCTGGCATTAAAAGCTAGTGCGGGTGATTTGGCACCGGATTTAGATCGTGCAACGGCGAGTGAAATTGTGGGCCCGATTACAACGACATACTTTGCCGGTTCGCCTCAGCACACTCGGTACCGATCAGTAGATTTATTGCTTAAGCCATATATCGACGGAACAGACACTAACGGGCAGCTGGTGCGCGGATGAGTTTTTATGCTGATGCGGCCAACACGGCCGACAAGTTGCTCAAGAAATATGGGCAAACGGCGATTTTGCGCGTTTTGACTCCAGTTGTATATGATCCAACGAGCATTGTGCCCAGCTCTGCAGCTACTACTGATTATCCAGTAACCGTCGCATTGTTTGACTACACCTGGCGGCAAGGTGGACTGTCCACTACGGCAAATACCATGATCGAGGCTGGCGATAAAGAAATTTACATGAGCGCCGTTGGCCTGACTTTAATTCCGCAACCTGAAAATCAGGTGATTGCGGGCGGACAAACTTGGACAATTAAATCAGTCAAACAAGTAAATCCGGCGGGCACGGCAGTAATTTACACGCTGCAGGGACGCACTTAATGGAAATATTATGAGTGACGTAAAAATAAGAGCCGCACTGGAAACGGCATTGGTTGCTGTTATGCCGACGTTTCAATTTGCGTGGGAAAACGTGATGTTTGTGCCGACAGCTGGCATTCCGTTTGCAAAAGTAACTCTGAAAATGGCACAACCCCAAAATCCTACTCTGGGTGCAGGATTTCACCGTGAACGTGGAATTATGTTTGTTGGCCTGGCTTATCCATTAGGCCAAGGCAGCTTGGCCTCTATGACGCAAGCTGAATTAATTAAAACAGCATTTGCGCGAGGCTCCTCATTTGCAAGTAATGGCGTGACGGTAATCGTCGATTCAACGCCAGAAATTGTGCCGGCTATTACTGATGCAGATCGCTACAACATTCCTGTAAAAATTCGTTTCTGGGCTGATATTTACAACTAGTGTAAAGGCGTAAATATGGCTGGAGAATTTAAACTTGATGTGAGTGCTATGGTCGCCAAGTGTGAAGGGCGAATTAATGAAGTCGTGCAAAAAATAGTGATTGGCATTAGCGCTGAATTAATGGAGAAATCACCCGTTGGTGATCCTGTTTTATGGAAGTCACCGCCGCCAAAAGGTTACATCGGAGGACACTTTAGGGCTAATTGGCAGTATGCCTTTAACGTTCCGCCAGGCGGCATTATTGATGAAATTGACCCGAGCGGCGATGCAACGAAAGATGAAGTGGCAACTCGTGTCAGTTCCACTTTAGGCGATGGCACTCATTATTTGGTGAACAATTTGCCCTACGCGCAGCGACTTGAAAACGGCTGGAGTACTCAAGCGCCAATTGGAATGGTGGCACTCACCGTTGTTGACTTCAGCCTCATTGTTAATGAAGCTGCAAATGGTGTGCAAAACGGTACCAGTAGCGAAGATTTCGCAGCCGGATTTGAAACTTATAAATTATGACTAATTAAGCAGCACCACTGACCCGCGAATAGCGGGTTTTTTTTCGCCCAACGCATTACGTAAGCACATCCATTCACCCGCCTAGTTGCGGGTTTTTTCATTTAAAGGACATACCATGATCGCAACTGGCATCGCAAAGCTACTTCGTTATAAAAAAGAGACTACTTGGGGAGTTCAGGCTAGCAATGTAGGTGGGCAAGCCTTGCGTCGCGTGACAAGTAATCTCGATCTAAAAAAGGCTACGTTCGGATCAAAAGAATTGCGGCCAGACTTTCAGGTTGCTGATTTTCGTCATGGTGGACGCTCTGTTGATGGCACGATTTCCGGTGAATTATCCGTTGGTACTTACGGTGACTTCATGGGATCAATTTGTCGTCAAGCATGGGCAGCTAAAGCCACTACAGGCGCAATAACTACTGTTGCTGCCGCATCTACCGTAGGCGCACAAGGTACGTTTACGTTGTCAGCGGGCTCATTCCTAGCAATGGGCTTCGATAATGGCGATGTCGTGACGTGCACTGGTTGGACAACAACTGGCGCGACAAATAATAACCATAATTTTTATTTAACCAACGTTACCGCCTTGGTGATGACAGGCGTATTTTTGGATGGCGTTCCAATGGGAACCAAGATTGCCGGTGATTCCGTCACGATCACTCAAGCCGGCAAGAAAAATTATCTTGCCACAAGCGGGCAAGTTAATGACAGCTATTCGATTGAACATTGGTTCTCTGATATTCAGCAGTCAGAAACTTTCGTCGGTTGCCGAATTTCTTCGATGGACATTAAATTGCCATCCAACGGCTTTGCGATGATCGACACGGCGTTCATGGGTAAAGACATGATTCCGATGATTACCGGTGGGCCTTACTTTACTTCGCCGGCGTCCATTTCCACAGGTGGAAATTTAGCTGGTGTGAACGGTCAATTGTATGTTCAGGGTAACCAGGTGGGATTAATCACTGGCATGAACATCAAGATCAACGCCAACATGACGTCGGGTGAAGTGATTGGCTCGCCAACCCGCCCCGATGTGTTCATGGGTGCAATGGATGTGTCTGGCCAATTGACCGTGTACTTCATTGATAACGTTATGCGCGATCTATTTGTGAATGAAACCGAGGCGTCAGTACAGGTTGTTTTCACCAGCAATAACACAGCAACAGCCGATTTCATCGCTTTTACTTTACCGCGTATCAAACTAGGTGGCGGCTCAAAAGATGATGGTCAAAAAGGCTTAATCATGACGATGCCATATACCGCGCTGTTGAACATCTACGGCGGCGTAAACCTTGCAACGCCGTACACCACTCTTGCTATTCAAGATTCCCGCGTCCCTTAATTTTTCCTTTTTCCATGTTTCACAGAGACGGATTAGCTATCCGTCTCTCTTTTTGTTCGTCCTTATAAATAACATTGGAGTAATACCATGAGTGCAAAAAATGCAGAAGTTAAAAAAGTTAGCATGTCCCTCAATGATTTAAATATCGTCAAAAAATGTGATGATGCATTTGAATTTGAATACATCAGCGAAACAACCGGCAAAGGCACGGGCGTATTTATTAATGTGCTCGGTAGCCACTCGCCCAAAGTTCAGGGCTATGTACGCCGTGAATTAAATGATCTGCGTAAACAGGCTGAGATGGCGAAAAAGCGCGGTAAGGAAATTGAACGATCGATCGAAGATGACGAAGGATTTAGTAATGAAGCAGCCGCTATTCGAGTTATTGGCTGGCGCGGCATTACAGAGGATTATTCGCCTGAATTGGCAGTCCAGTTAATCGCTAGCAATCCAATAATCCGTGCGCAAATCTACGCCGCCTCTAATGACTTGGAAAATTTTACGAAGGGCTAACTGCTGAATTGTTGCAATTCGCTGAGAATGAGTTTTACCTTTGCGAGTTGCAGCCAGATGGTGCTTCACGGCGGGATATTTACAAGATCGTGGAGCAACAGCTTGGCAGGAAGCCCGACGACTATTTAGAATTACCGTGCCCGCCTGAATTGTTGTATTTATGGAACGTCTTTATTAAGCTCAGTGGTTCGCGTCAGCGCGACGGCATGGGAGGTATGTCTAGCATCAGTTATTTGGAGATGTTAGCTTACGACCAGCTAATGCAATTCGGTCTAACGCCGCAAGATGTAGATATGATTAAGCTGCTGGATGATACATATTTAGTCAGTGCGCGTAAGCCAGTCCGTGCAATTTAATTGGCAACTCCCAATAATTCCGCCTAAACTGGCGGTTTTAATGGAGATTGGTGATGAAAAAAATTATCGTGGCAATCGGACTATTGTTAGCAGCGACTTACGCTCTGGCGGACTGCCCGGCGTTGGAGTATCAGGAAATGAAGGACATGAATACGCCGGATTTAACGGGCGAGTATTGCAAAACGACCGCCAATCAAGATAGGTATTTAAAGTCCAGTAAATCAAATTCTGAGTTACTTGTTTTATCGGAAGGAAAAGAGAGAAATGATTATTTTGAGCTTTTTAAAAAAGACAAAGAATCTGCTGAACAATGCCAATCACAATCCGAGCGAATTAAGCGCGTATTAATTGCAAAAAACACGAGCGAAGAAGATTTAAAAACTGCCTGCCAGAAAAAGTAAAAAAGTAACACCCCCTCAATGGAAGCCCACTGTTTAGTGGGCTTTTTGCATTTCTGCACGCATAAAATTAACAATTACCGGGTATTCATAAATGAGTGATTCTGTTGATATTCAGACGCTAGGCATTGCCGTTGTCGCTACCGGCGCCACGGAAGCCACTGCGCAAGTCAAAGATTTTGGCGATGCTGCCAATGCCGCTGGTGAAAAGGTTAAGGGAGTTACCGCGCCACTCGCTCAGCTCAATGAGAACTTGACTATAACTGAGCGTGCCGCTGCCGCCGCTGCTGCTTCGGCTAATCGTTTGGCGATCGAGCAGCAAGCACTGGGTCGTTCAACTAGCGATCTATCAATTGGTGCGCAAGTCTATCTTGATAAGCTGCGTGAGCAAGCATTGGCAGCACAATCCGGATTAAGTTCGATGGCAGCACAAGCCGAAGCGCTAGGTATTGCCAAATCTGAGTATGAACCATTAATCGAGCAGATCGAAGCTGCCACCGCGTCGTCTCACAAACTTTCTTTTGCCACTGCTGGGGTGACGCGTGAACTGGGTGTGATGGCAGGTGAAATTGCGCGTGGAAATTATGCCAGGCTAGAAGGCTCCATGATGACGCTGGCGAATCGCACTGGTTTACTGACGATGTTGCTAGATCCTTTAGTTCTTGGGGTAGCTGCTGTTGGTGGTGCTTTTATTGCTGCCGGAGTGCTGGCAATTAAGGGAGCGGAAGAATTTAATGCCATTAATTTGGCATTGAACAATACAGGAAATAGTGCAGGGCGCACCGCAGCACAACTCATGGATATGAGTAAGCGTGTAGGTGGTGCATCGGGCGATATTGGTCAGGCCAGAGAAGCGCTAACGTTACTTGCGGCAACCGGTAGGATTTCAGGCGACAACTTGGAAGAATTTGGGAATATAGCTGTTGCCATGGCAAAAAGTACAGGTAGCAGTGTTGGAGATGTTGTAAAGAGCTTAGCTGGCTTATCTGACGATGCACTGAAATGGTCGGAAAATTACCAGAAACAACATCACTTTATGACTGGTGCCGCCTACGATTTAATTAAATCCCTGCACGATGAAGGGGATGAGGCAGCCGCAGTCTCAGTTGTGCTGCAAACGCTTGAGGAATACAACAATCGGATGGCTCCGCCGAAAGAAGCCGGGACAATTTCAAAATGGTGGGAAAGTTGGGTTGATGTAATACACCAGGCGTCGGAAGGATTAAAAAGTATAGGTGTGCCAAATAGTAATTTTGAACAAATTAATATAGCACTTCAAAAACGCACCGAACTTGAAACAACATTGAATTCGGCTAAATCTTCAAGCAGTGCAACTTATATTGCGCAAATTCAGGGTGAGCTTAATGCAAATTTATCGTTAATAAACTCTCTGCGCGATGTCGGAAAAGCTGAATTGCAAAAGGCAAAAGACCAGCAAACAGCTGGTGCAAGCGGTGACCATAAAATTGTCAACGAGGCGTATTTGTCTTCATCACAAAACGCCTCACCCGCACTGCAGCAAGCTCAAGCACTTCTCAAGGATACTGCCGCTTATAAGCAGGCCATTATTGGTTATAAATCCACCGATGAAGAATACATCTTGGCTGTGCAGCGTCATAACGCCAATCAAGCTGCGATTGTGGATAGTTTTTCGACCAAGGATAAGCTATCGGATTATGACAAGTTAACAGATAGCTTAAAGGTTCAGCTAGCAGAGCAAGAGTTACTTCTCTCTGCTGATGGAAAGTTGAGTGCAGGCGAAAAAGAGCGTGCCAAAATTCTACAAGAATTAAATAACGGAACTATCTCATTAACCGCATCGCAACTGGAGTCAGTGCAAGCTAAATTAGCGGAAATTATTGCCGATCAACAGGCTTTGCAGATTAAAAATGATGATATTAAGGCCGCTGAAACGTTGGCTGCCACCCGTCAAAAAGCTATCGATAGCTTAATTACTCAAGCCGAAAAATTAGAAAACTCCAGCAAAGTGCAAGGTAAGGCTAATTCATTAATTGAGGAAGAGACATCGCGCCGCAATGCGAATGAGTTGGCCGTTAAGAAAGAAACGCTCGCCTTAATGGAGCAGCAAAACATTGGCTCGCCAAATTCATCAATGGGCAAAGACATAGATGCAATCAAGCTGGAAATAGATTATCTAGGGCAGTTGAGCGCCGCACAACATCGTGTCGCCACCGATATGAGTTTATCTGAGCAGGCAACCGCTGCGGATAAGGCCAGCAAGGAACTGGACAAATATCTTGATCCACATAGGGCGCAACAGTTTGGCGCATCTATGAAAGCGGCTTTTGGGTCGGCTGGTGCAGCACTGGGTGGCTTGATTGATGCTTTAGGCAAGTATGACAAGGCGCAGGAAGAATCGGATAAGGCAAGAATTAATGCAAAAAAAGAACTTGATGCTCATGCGGTTACCGATATTCAATATCAACAAAGGCTTGCTGACATAACCAACATGCAAGCCCAGCAGCAAATCGGTAGCTACGCTGATATGGCGCAAGCGGCCAGCGGATATTTCGATAAAAATTCAACCGGTTACACGATCATGCAGGATGCCGAAAAAGCCTACCGAGCTATTTCTGCGGCGTTAGCGATGGAGGATTTTTTAGTCAAAAGTGGATTGCAAACCTCGTTTCTTGGATTGTTTGCGGCTAGCAAAGCGACTGCGGCAGCGATTGATACTGCGGCAACCGGTGATTCTGTTGCTAACTCAATGATACGGGCGTCTGCGGATGGAATTGCCGCTTTCGTTAAAACACTGGCATCCATTCCTTATCCATTCAACTTAGTGGCCGCGGCTTCGGTAGCTGCCATTGTTGTCGGCATGGGCGTTAAGCTCAGTGCGGCTCATGCGGGAGGTGAATCAACTTCCGCGTCTGACCAGGCTGCAACCGGTACCGGCACTGTATTGGGTGATCCAACAGGTAAATCAGATTCGGTTAATGCCTCACTAAAATTAATTGCAGCTAACTCAACTTCGCAACTATCGCAAACAGGTCAGTTATTGACGGCGTTTAACTCACTCTCAGCAACACTAGCAAACATGACCACGACTATTTTGCAATCAGCAGGCATTGGTATAGCTGGTGGCGTGAATTCTCCGGTTTCGCTTACTGCGAATAGCTCCGAAGCAAATAGCCTTAATAGCATGTTAAACACGGTTCGCTTGGGTGTTGGGGATAGCATTACAACCAAAATTACCAATGCAGTTTCCAATGCCATTTTTGGCGGTAGTCAAACATTAACCGGGCAAGGAATATCGTCAAATAATGCAACAGTTGCGCAAGTGGCCGCCGGTGGATTCCAAGCAAGTAGCTATGCCAATATCAGCACAAGCGGCGGCTGGTTCCATGGTGACAGCAACTCAACTCAAACTAATTCTTTGGGTTCAGCTACAAATCAGCAGTTCAGTTTAGCAATCGGTCAGATGGCATCATCAATTAGTGATGCGGCTAGTTTAATTGGGATTAGTGGGCCTGCATTCACTGCGAATTTAAATAATTTCGTGGTGAGTATCGGCAAGATTGATACAAAGGGCATGACGACCACGCAAGTGGAAGCGGCCTTGCAAACTGCGTTTGCGGCAATGGGCGACAAAATGGCGACGTGGGCTGTCGCTGGTATTGGTAAATTCACGCAAGCCGGTGAGGGTGCATTGCAAACATTGGTTCGTGTTGCCACTGATTACGCAACTATAGATTCTGATTTGGCGGGTGTGGGGATGACATTTGGCGCTGTTGGCTTGGCAAGCGTCGGCGCGCGCGAAAATCTTATTTCCTTGGCAGGTGGACTAACCACATTAACATCAGGCATTCAGTTTGTTCAGTCAAACTTTATGAATCAAGCGCAGCAGTCCGCCCCGTTGGTTGCTGATTTAACTCAAAAAATGGGTGCGTTAGGTTTGGGTGCTATTACGACGCAAGCCCAGTTTTTAGCTTTATATCAAAGCCTTAATTTAAATACGGCCGCAGGGCAAAGCATGCTGGTGTCGTTAAATCAAATCGCGCCTGAGTTTCAGCAAGTGTCCGATTATCAAACGGCATTAGCAGCAGGGACTCTGAAATTAACTTCCCAGCAAACAGCCGCGCAAACCACACTGCAAAATGCGTACAGCGCGCAAGCAACCGCCTTAAACAGCGTCATCAGCGCAATGGGTTCGTTTGCAACGGCAACTGACCAATTCCGCACTAGCTTGCAACTTGGCAGCTTATCGACGTTGACACCGGCTCAGCAATACGCTGCCGCGCAACAGCAATATCAATCCGTGTTAGGTAATTTGAATAGCAGCGACCCGACCACGCAAGCGAATGCGCAAGGGCAACTGCAAAGTGCGTCAACGGCATTTTTGACAGCATCACAAACCTATAACGCTTCAAGCGTGCAGTATCAATCCGATTACGCCAAGGTACAAGCCAACCTGGCTGCTGTAGTCACTGGCGCAACAGCACAATCGAATACAGCGACCCAGCAACTTGCTGCACTTAATACGCAAGTCGCAGGATTAATCACTGTCAATGCCAGCGTGCTAACCGTTCAGCAGGGAACCATTGCTGTGACCAATGCGGTTAATGCTATGAATGCTTCATTGGGTACAAATTTAACTGCTGCAGTAAATGCCTTAATTGCACAAGTTGCCGCTCAAAGTAATGCGCAGGCAGCACAAACGGCAGCAAGCATTGCGGCAAATAATATAGCGAATGCCAATGCGGCAAAAACTATTGCGGACCGCCTTGATGTATTCAATCCCACCAACGGGCGAACAAGGATACAGCTAGCATGACCGACGCTCAATTTCAGGCGTGGCTGACCAGTCCAGCGTCGATACCAATTGTTTTGATTGAGGCGCATGTGAATTCCGGCGGCGTGGAAACGGTACGCTATCTTTCCACAGATATGTATAACACTGGCGCAGCCGATACACCGGCCAATACCTGCTACCAGCCGCGCTTGACTGGTGCGCTCACGTTTACTGAGCAAGTGGTCATTGATAATTCAGCCGGCGTTAGTTCATCTACTATCGAGCTTGAAAATTCCGACGGCGCACTGGATTTATGGCTGTTGGATATTTGGAATAATCGGCAAATCATCGCCTATATTGGCGACCCACGTTGGGCAAGGTCGGATTTTCGCGTCATCTTCAATGGCATTATTGTAGATATGGATTGCACCACGCGCGATAAGCCGATTTTTAATTTGGCCGATCAACTCCAATTGCTGAATACGCCTGTTACAGCAACATTGCTGGGTGGGACAACTCCCAATTCAACGCAATTGATTCCACTGTGCTTTGGTGAGTGCCATAACGTTACGCCATTACTGACGAACCCGGCAACATTGGAATATGCGGTGCATAACGGGCAGGTTGCAAATATTTTTGAGGTCCGTGATAACGGAGTTCCAATTACCGCTAATATTACCAATGCAACAGGGCGCTTCACGCTCAATGCTCCACCTGTCGGAACGATTACAGCTAGCGTGCAGGGCGATGCGCCCGCCGGGGTTTATACCAATACCATTGCCGGAATTGTCCAGCGCTTGGTAACTGGTTTTGGTACAAATCCATTCGCCACTGGAAACCTAGATTCAGTCAATTTTTCAGCGTTCGCAACCGCCAACCCGCAACCAGTCGGCATTTATTTAAGCAGCTCAACAAACGTATTGGACGCATGTGCACAACTTGCTTCCAGTGTTGGCGCGCAGCTTGTTATGGCGCGAACCGGTCTGCTGCAGCTCATTCAGATTGCTTTGCCCGCTATTGGCACACCTACAGTTATTACGCAAAATCAAATCATAGAACAAACATTAATGCCAACAGCCAGAACCGATGTTGCTGCTGGTGTGATGCTTGGTTTTTGCCTAAATTACACCGTGCAAGCTAACTTACTCACCAATTTACCGGTCGGTGATGCGGATATGTTCGCGTTGGATTACATGATTGTGAACATGGTGGATGCGCCGACACAAGCCATGTACAAAATGACCGCCGCGCCAGCACAGCAAAACACGTTACTGCTTGTTCAGTCGGACGCAACAAGCGAAGCAACACGTCGTTTGAATTTATGGAAAAAACCGCACATTACCTATCAATTTGAAGGTACAACGAGCTTGCTTGCTTTGGTGTTAGGGCAGGCGGCCACGATTATAAACCCACGTTTCGGCATGTCAGCAGGCTCAACGGGCATGGTCATTTCACTTGCCCCTGACTGGACATCTGGTCGCGTAGTGGTGGAGGTTCTAATTTAATGCCAACTATTGTTAATTACCGCGATGTTATATTGCAGTCGCATTCGCCAAGGGTTCTGTCGGATAACACGCTTTCTATTGCAGAAAAACCGGCGCTGATTTTGCAGTACGCGACGATTCTTAGTCAGCAAACGAGCATGGATGCGCAGGCGACGGCCTATGGATTAACCGCACTTCAAGCCACTTATGATGCGTCGATTGCTACGTTAACAGCACACTTAGCTACGTTAACAAATCCGGTTGCGTGGAATAATTTAACCAATACAACCAACTTGCCGCTAACTGGCACGTATTTACGCAGCCTAATATCGGCAACAGTTGTAGCTGAAGCCAATATCGCAACAGCTATTTCTAACTCGACCCTATCTAGTTTATCTACTATTGCCTCATCAAATATTCTGACTCCAAGTGGCAGAAATGAGGTCAACATAGATATGTACGCCATATTGCAAGGCCAAGCCAGCTTAGATAGTCAGGCAGCGCAGATGGGTGTTAGCCACACAGCATATGACGCTGCGATTTCAACGCTAAGCACCTATTTAGCCACATTGGGCTACCCATCCGGCGCCGCATGGACAAGCGCAACAGGTAACATCGCCATTGTTGGCTCTACCTTCATAGCTGACTTTCAAGCTGTGTACGCTGCTCAGCAATTACTGATCAATGCAACGACTGGCGCAGTTGCTGCACTGCCGGTTGGCTTGGGTAACATGATTAATAATTCAGGGCCGGTGCCGGGTGACATGACTGGTTATGTCACAGGCTTCAATACTACTGGACTGACACCAATACTTGCGCCCAGTGTTGATCCAAACAGACCTACAGGGCAGGGCGGGATAACTGTTACTAGCTCAGGTACGCCTGCATCAGGTACGTACCACCTTTTACAGCCTAATGCAGGCGTTAATATGCCTGTTGTTGTTGGACAGCTTTACGAGTTGAGTTCCTACATTGCTGCGTTTAACTGCACATCAAATGTCTATCTCAATTGGCTTAATTCCGCGGGTACAATTATTGGCTCAGCTGGCGGTACGCAATTAGTAAGTAACGGCAGTTCGACTACTACTGGAATACTTGGAAACTGGCAGCGCTCTTACTTGTTAGCTACTGCCCCTGTGGGCACCGCTTCTGCAGCCATCTATGTAGAAACTGTTTACACTGGCGCAGCTACGCCTAAAACTTGCGCATCCATGCTGTATTTCGCGCAAGCAGTCACAGGCCAGACGGCCTTGTCTGCATGGGTTGATGGTAATACGGCTAACTGGTCGTCCAACGTCATTGGTGCGCCTGCAGTAACTGCTAGTATCGTGAGCGCACAAACGCAGGCAAACCTTGGCGTGACAAATGCATCAACAGCTAATACACAGCTCGCCAGTATCGCATCCCTGAATGTGCTTGCAATGCAGGATAAGCCGGTAGTCGTTCAAGATTTTCAAGCAATTCTTAATGACCAAGTTGGTATTGCGGCTCAAGCGACGGCAGTTGGGGTAAGTAGTACTGCTTACTACACAGCAATCAATGCACTTAATGCCTACCTAGGCAGTTTATCTCCCGCATGGAACGATGCAACCCAGAATACAACGATCGTCGGTACTACATTTGACGCGAATTTTGCGGCTGTGTACACGCAACGGCAAATCGTATTGAATGCTACAGCAGCAGCCGTGGCAGCACTTCCTGCCGGACTTGGTAATATGATCAATAACTCTGGCCCAGTACCAGGGGATTTTACCGGCTACGTCCTTGATAACAATACTACAGGGCTGACCCCAATCATCGCAGCAAGCCCCGATCCATACCGCCCAACTGGGCAGGGGGGTGTTTATGTTGAATTTGCAGGTACGCCAGCAGCAGCTACATACACTCTTTTACACCCCAATGCAGCTATCAACATACCTGTAGCTGCATTGCAGACCTACGAATTTAGTGTGTATCTAGGTGCCTATAGAACATCTGCCTATGTGCTCATACAGTGGCTTAATTCTTCCGGCGCGATTATCTCAGGCGCCCAGGGAAATACATTAACAGATGTAACTTCATCGGGGCCATTGTCCGGGTGGGCGCGATCTTTCGTAATTGCGCAGGCACCTTCCGGTGCAGTAACTGCCAATATTGGCGTGCTATCTCTTTACACCGGCGAGGCTAACCCTTACACCTTCTGTTCAATGTGGTACTTCGCAGCAGCAAAAGTAGGGCAAACACTTCCTTCAGCTTGGTCGGACGGAAACACTGCAAATTGGGCGACGAATGTTATTGGTGCTGCTGCGATCAATGCTAGCATCTTAGCCGCACAGAATCAGATTGCCGCAATAGGTAGCACGAACGTCTTGTCCATGGGTGAGAAGACAAGCGTGATCGTAGATTGGAATTCGATTGTAAATACACAGGCTGGCATCGACGCACAAGCTGCTGCAGTGGGCGTAAGTCACGTTGCTTATGACGCAGCTGTCAGCGCACTTTCCACGTATCTCGGCGCAATGTCCCCAGCGTGGAATGACACGACACAGAACACAACAATTGTGGGCGCAACTTTTATTGCTAACTGGCAGGCCGTTTATGTCGCTGAGCAGGCTTTGTTGAATGCGATTGGTAGTGCAACGGCGAATGCTGGCGGCGGAAATCTATTGATGAATTCTGACTTCGGGAACGGAGTTAATGGCTATAACGCCTACAACAATGGGGCGACGCCTATAGCGACTATCACAGCACAGAGTGCCGGTGGTGCAATTACTCCAGGCACATATGTGCAGGTGATATGCAATGGAGCTGGATCGACAAGTTTTGGAACTTGGTTTGCTTCCTCCCTGTTCGGTGGGTTCTTCGCCAACACCAGCTATGTGATTAGTTTTTACGCTGTTTCTAATGGATCAGTAATGGGAGCGCCAATGAATCTTGGGTGGAATCACTCACCTGCAACAGCCACATGGCTATTGAATCCTCCGTTAAACGGAAATTGGCAGCGTTACGCGGTGCTTGTTAATTTTGGAGCTAATACGGTAGATACGGGAATGTTTTTGACATCTACGAATATGCCTGCGATTGGTAATGTGATTGATTTCAGTAACTTAATGGTGCAAGTTGGGTCTGTACCGACTGCTTGGCAACCGTGCCCTGTGTCGGCAATGAATCCAATTACTTCGACGAATTCTGGATCTATGGTCGGAGCTGCGGCTGTTACAACTACCCATTTGATACCCAATGCGGCAACCTATCCGCTATCTGCATTTACCGCAGCAGGTACAGGCTCGCTAACGGCAGCTACAACCGTACAAACTTTGACTTATACATCAACAGGAGCGGTGACAAACATCCAGTTTAGCCTCGGACTGATTCAGGGTGCCGGCGTGGCTACCTATCCAACTATTAGCATAACAAGAAATGGCACCACAATTTATTCATGGGAAACGCAAACAAGTACAGCGGGCGAGTGGAGCTTTTCTGCGGGCATTGCAGATACTCCACTAGCAGGATCGGTAACATACAACCTTGTCTTAACACCGGTTAGCTCAAGTTTTCCTGAGCAGGCTTTTAATCGCCTGTTGTTAGCTATTGAATTTAGGAGGTAGGAAAATGAATAGCTACGGTATATACAATGCAACTTCAGGCGTGATCAATAGAATAATCTCAACGGATCAAAATAATATCGCGCTAAATGTTCAAGCTGGTGAATCTGCCATTATCCTTTTGAACGATGAAACCGACGATAAGTTCTATGTCTCTAACGGCATCATCACTGCTTACACATCGACAGAACTCCAACTAATCGCTACGCTGCCGATAGGCTGTATTTGGTCAATGCCTTCTAGAGCAGTCGTCGATACGGCAGTTATGGCCGATATTCAAGCAAGGGCTTGCGCTGCTATCAATGTCAAGCGTGATGCTGTAATAGCAGCGTTCGATCAGTTCACTTACAACGGTGTTGTCTACGATGGCGATGTGCTTGCACAGGCTAATATTCAAATGACCATCGACGTCATCACGGCAGGAATACCTCTGCCGGCCAACTTTGAGTGGCGTGCTTCGGATAATTCGATGCACCCAATGGCTGCAGCAGATGTGATTAGCATGAACGCAGCAAGATTGGTAGCGCAGGCAACTCTGGTATTTGCTACCTACAGCACATCCTGGACGTTAAAAGCCCAAATTAATTCAGCAACAACACGTCAACAAGTGGAGGCAATTACATGGAGCAGTTAAAAGCGTATCTTTGGAATATTTTAGTTAGCCTAGATCGAGTGGTAAATACAATGTTAGGCGGCAGCCCTGAAATGACACTCAGCGGCAGAATGGGGCGCGACATAGCGCTTGGTGAATGCGCGCTTTGCAAGCCAATTTGCTGGTTGTTGAATAAAATTCAATCGAATCACTGCGCTATGGCCGCATCAAATGAATCGACATTTGGTAGCGATGCTATATCTAAGGAATAGGGCAAACAATCATGACAGCAATGCGCGTACTTAGCTCAAATTTGGCGGACTCCTCAACCACAACTGCCTCTACAACAGCCGGTGCGTATGTGGCAGCTAATTTGGCTCTCGATACTAAATCACTCGTATGGCGCGCCACTGGTTTATCTGCCACATTAAGCTGTGTTTGGGGTTCGACGCAAAATATTAATTGCGTAATTCTCCCATTTAATAACTTTACTCCGGCAGCAACCATTCGCGTGCAGGGATACAGCGATTCGGCCGGGACAATCTTAGTGGTTGATACCGGTACGATTCCAGCCAATCCAGCACCGGCAACTATTCTAAATGGGTTCACTCTGCTAGCGTCACAAAGCGCATATGCCTACGGCGGCGGTTCTTATGCGATGGCGTACTTTGCACTAACCGGCGTTCAAAAAATTGTCGTCACGCTGAACGACAGCGCCAACACAGCCGGGTATCTTGAGGTTTCGCGACTGCTGGCCGGCGCGTACTGGTCGCCAGCCTATAACGCTGATATGGGGGCCAGCCTAACCTTGCAAGATACCTCAAAAAATGTGCGCAGTGAGGGCGGTGACCTGATTACGGCGCTAGGAACGTTCAACCGCAAACTAGGTTTTACGCTCAGCAAAATGTCGCCCGCTGACCGCGCCGCCCTGACTATTATATTTCGTAGCAATGGATTTAGAAGTCCGATGTTCATCAGCATGTTTCCACAAAATACCGATTCTCAACTGGAAGACGATCACCAAATTTACGGCAAGCTCACTGCTATGTCAGCAATGACTATTCCGGTTTATAGCGCCTATTCGGCCCCGTTGGAAATCGAGGAAGTTTAAATTTAAGCACTACCCGTTGAGATTTTTTGAATACCTAGCTGTTTACCACCAAACATAAAACCGCCTTAGTGCGGTTTTTTACATTTAGAGGTTCCTATGATATTTCTTTATCCATTCTTAGCTTGTTTTAGCCTGCTGATCACCATCTTTTCCATGCTGGTCCTTAACTGGATAGTCGTTCTGTTTGTTGATGCCAAAGGCAATTTGCCACCCTGGCTGAGTTATTTCCAAACTTTCGACGCACCTTTGCCGACCGGCTACTTAACCGGCGTCATGTGGTTGATGCGAAATCCGACCTATGGATTTGACTATTTTGTCTTCGGGATACCTTGGGACCCAGATGAATGGACGGTTCAATTATTCCGAACTAACGCAACCCGCGATTTCTTTATAGCCACCAGTAAAAACGGTGGCTTTAATTTTTATTACCTAGGCACTTTGGGCATGTACAAGTTCGGCTGGAAGGCTTGGAACTGCTTTGACAGTGCAACAGGTAAGTTCAGTGGTACTTTTGGCGATGGGTCGCATGTGCCTATCTGCATCACCTTCAATCCATTTAAAACGAAAGTGTAAGCATGCAAAAACAAATCGATGCGATCAATGAGCGCTTGGATGCCGGACAGGGCAAGTTTGGCGAGGTGGCTGATGCGCTCAGCAAGATAACTGCGCATCTTCAAAGCCAGGATGCGGCTATGTCGCTGATGGCCGATAAAGTGAACCAAAACGCCGAGGGCACACAGTCAATCCTTGAAATGTGGAATGGTGGCGTTAAAACTGTGCGGTTTTTTTGCCGGCTGGCAGAGGGGTGGCGCTTTTTTATCAGGGAAATGTTAATCCCTGTGTTTTTACCATTGATGGGTATTGGTGTGGTTATTTACTATTTCAACCATGGCGACTTCCCGAAATGGGCCGCCGCGTTATTTAAATTGATCGCATAAGTAGATCATGGATATTTCTCAGCTTCAAAAAATCATGCCGCTGGCGCGTCAGCGAGCAAATACGTTTCTAGATCCGCTAATAGCGGCCATGTCCGAATTTGAAATTAATACGCCAATGCGGCAAGCGGCGTTTTTAGCTCAAGTCGCGCATGAAAGTGGACAGCTTTTATACGTACTTGAATTGGCAAGTGGCGAAGCGTATGAGGGGCGCAAGGATTTGGGGAATACCCAGTCCGGAGATGGTCCGCGCTTTAAGGGGCGTGGATTAATCCAGATTACTGGGCGAACCAACTACGCAGCCATGTCGGAAGCATTGAAACTCGATTGCGTGAATCACCCTGAATTACTGGAGCTGCCAACCAATGCCTGCAGATCGGCGGGATGGTTCTGGAAAAACCACGGACTTAACGTACTAGCCGACTCTCAGTCGTTTATCACGATTACGCGGCGAATAAATGGCGGTACCAATGGACTCGCTGATCGCCAGGCTTTGTATGCCATTGCAAAAAAGGTGTTGTTGTAATTTAAACGCATTAATTAATTTTATTAAGGTCACTTTGGTGGCCTTTTTTTATGGGTGAACACTATGCAAACAGTAAAAAACGAACACGAAATTCACGAAACCATCACGATTGATGTTTTCTATCCCGATCACCCGCCGCGCACTGAAAGCAAAGTATTTAAAGCTACAAAAAAGCACTGGCACCAACTTGGCGCGGTCTGCGGTGTTTGCAAAACAAAAGAGAAAGTCGAGATACATCACAAGTTTATCGAGTGGGCTGACAGTGAAGGTACGGACTGGGACAAAGTCAGATTAGAGCACCCAGATTTCGACTGGGCATCGTTTAAGGATGATCCTGATTTCATTGATAGCGTCTATAACACAGAGCCACTTTGCGAAAAGCATCATCGTGGCCCAGCTCCACACGGCAAGCATTTTACTCCAGAACCTATCTGGAATATGCAGAAGTATCAGCGTGCTGATTTTGTGTATTCGCCGGATGAGGTCGCCAAGTGAACCAGGTCGTAAAGGACATTTTGACCGGCATCGATGGGCAGTCATTCGCCATCGTCAAGGTGCTCGGCTTTGCAGTCGTTCTGGTGTTCATCCTGATTGAGGTCGCCGCTTTCATCACTGGGAAGCCGTTTGATGGACAGGCTTATGGCATTGGAGCCGGCGCCGCGATTGCCGCCATGGGTGGCGCAATCAAACTTTCCGAAACTTCGGAGCCAAAGCCATGAGTCAACTATCTCCAATTCTTCGTGGCGGGGAGGATGGCTATTTAATGTTTTGGTGCCCCGGCTGCGACCGTGCTCATACAGTGCGGCACGGAACTGGGTTGGGTGAACGATGGGGCTGGAATGGAAATGCACTTAAGCCGACATTTACCCCATCTGTTTTAGTCACATATCCCCACTGGGTGCCTCCGATTACCAATGAAAATCATGAGCAATATAAAGAGAATCCTTGGGAGCAGCACCAGGTCAAAGACATTTGCCATAGCTTTGTTGTTGATGGGCGTATTCAATTTTTAAACGACTGCACGCATTCGCTTGCAGGTCAAACCGTTGATTTGCCCGAGTGGCCGGAGGAAACACCATGTTAGGAATTTACACAATTTACGCAAAGATTGCCGGGGTAGTCGCCTTGGTAGTAGCTATCCTATTTGGCCTTTGGTATCTCGATCACCGCGGATTCGTCCGAGGCGAAGCGACTATTCAAGATCAATGGGATAAGGCTCAGCGACAAGCAACAGCCGATACCTTGAAAATCCAGCAAGCCAACGATAAAAAACTTAATGAAAGTGAGCAAAAATATGTTGATCAAAAAAATGCCAATGACGCTTTGCTTGCTGATACTCGCAAGTCTGGCGGCTTGTTCTACACCCCAACAGTCTGTCCCGTTAGTGTGCCCAGCGCCACTAAAGCTGTCGCCAGTGTTGATCCAGCCAGTTCCCCTGGACGGAATGACTCGGGCACAATCAATCTTACAGAATTTGCAGAAGAAGTTGAGCAACTCGGGCACGATAAGGACGAGCTCGCCATCCGATTAAACGCAATCGCGGCTGAAAATAAATGA